AATCCATACAGCGATTGGACTTTCTTTGTATCCGGTATACAAGGTGTAACTGGTGCTACCGGACCAACTGGATGGACTGGCCCTACGGGTGAAACTGGCCCAACTGGTGATCCAGGGCCTACAGGACCAACTGGTTATACAGGGCCGACTGGCGAAACTGGCCCAACTGGATGGACTGGCCCAACTGGATGGACTGGACCTACTGGCGAAACTGGACCTACCGGATGGACAGGACCAAGTGTTACTGGACCTACTGGAGAGACCGGACCTACCGGACCTACTGGAGAGACCGGACCTAGAGGATTAGGTTATAAAGATTTTACTAGTAGTTCTGAAATCACTATGGGGTATGGCCCAAAATTATTTGTTACCAATCTAACTGATCAAGAAACAGCATTTAGTACTGGACAATGGTTACAAATAGTTGATTTTTCAAGTAATGAATACATGGTTGGTCAAATTGCTGTATTTAATGGATATAATTTAACAATCGACATTGCATTTTGTACATCAGTTGGTTCTAATTATAATACATGGGCATTTTTTGGATCAGGGGTGCCAGGGAAGACCGGTCCTTCGGGGCCGACTGGACCAACTGGAACACCTGGTCAATCAGTACGCATTGTTGGATCAGTTCCGAATATTAACGATATTCCTGGATATCCTTCAGGGCCGTATGGCGGAGACCTCGGCGACGGTTATATCGTAACATCAAATGGTCATTTAATTGTTTGGACCGGAACTATCTGGAATGATGTTGGACAGATAAGAGGTCCAACAGGTGAGAAAGGCGAAACTGGGCCAACTGGAACTACTGGACCAACTGGTGAAACTGGACCAACTGGATGGACTGGACCAAGTGTTACTGGCCCGACTGGCGAAACTGGACCAACAGGAACTACTGGACCAACTGGATGGACTGGACCTAGTGTAACTGGACCAACTGGTGATCAAGGAACTACTGGACCAACTGGATGGACTGGACCTAGTGTAACTGGACCAACTGGTGAAACTGGACCAACAGGAACTACTGGACCAACTGGATGGACTGGACCAAGTGTGACTGGGCCAACTGGCGAAACTGGTCCAACTGGAACAACCGGACCGACTGGAGAATCAATAACTGGACCTACAGGTCAAACTGGGCCTACTGGAGAGACCGGACCCACTGGATGGACAGGTCCGAGTGTGACTGGACCAACTGGTGAAACTGGACCAACTGGACCAACTGGTGAAACTGGACCAACAGGTTGGACTGGCCCAACTGGTGAAACTGGACCAACTGGCGAAACTGGTCCAACTGGACCTACTGGCGAAACTGGACCAACTGGACCTACTGGTGAGACTGGACCAACAGGTTGGACTGGTCCTAGTGTGACTGGACCAACTGGTGAAACTGGACCAACTGGTGAAACTGGACCAACTGGCGAAACTGGACCAACTGGACCAACAGGTTGGACTGGTCCTAGTGTGACTGGACCAACTGGTGAAACTGGACCAGCTGGTGAAACTGGACCAACTGGACCTACTGGACCAACTGGTGAGACTGGACCTACTGGTTGGACAGGTCCTAGTGTGACTGGGCCAACTGGTGAAACTGGACCAACTGGTGAAACTGGACCAACTGGCGAAACTGGACCAACTGGACCTACTGGTGAAACTGGACCAACTGGATGGACTGGTCCTACAGGTGCTACCGGACCAACTGGCGAAACTGGTCCAACTGGAACAACTGGTGAAACAGGTCCAACTGGCGATACTGGGCCAACTGGTGAAACAGGTCCAACTGGTGAAACAGGTCCAACTGGTGATACTGGACCAACTGGATGGACAGGTCCGAGTGTGACTGGACCAACTGGATATGGTGCTACCGGACCAACCGGATATGGTGCCACCGGACCAACTGGTGCTGATAGTACAGTAACTGGTCCTACCGGTTATACCGGACCAAGTGTTACTGGGCCAACAGGTGCTACTGGAGAAACTGGTGCTAGCCTAACTGGTCCAACTGGAGCAGGATATACTGGACCAACCGGCGATACTGCTAAAGTAACCGTATCAACAACTGCTCCGAGTGGTCCAACTGGTGGAGACTTATGGTATGATAGCACAGACAATACTCTTAACATTTACTACTATGACGGTGCTATATATCAATGGGTTGACTTAACTAAGATAGGACCAACTGGTAGCCAAGGCCCGACTGGTAATAGTGGCAGTAATGGCTCTACTGGTCCAACGGGATGGACCGGACCGAGCGTAACTGGACCAACTGGCGTAACTGGGCCACAGGGACTTACCGGACCAACTGGATATGTAGGTGTTGACGGTGCAACAGGACCAACTGGCGCAAGTACTAGAGTAGTAGTATCAACAACTGCTCCAAGTGGACCAACCGGTGGAGACTTGTGGTATGATAGCACAGACAATACTCTCAACATTTACTACTACGATGGTGCCATATATCAATGGGTTGATTTAACTAAAATAGGACCGACTGGTAGCCAAGGACCAACTGGTGCTAGTGGCAGCAATGGTTCTACTGGACCAACTGGATATGGAGCGACAGGGCCAACCGGAGCAAGCGTTACTGGACCAACTGGTGCTAGTGGCAGCAATGGTTCTACTGGACCAACTGGATATGGATCAACTGGACCAACTGGTGCTAATGGTAGCAATGGCTCTACTGGTCCTACAGGATGGACTGGTCCCGGAGGAACAGGTTCGACCGGACCAACTGGAGCAAGTGCTAAAGTCACACTAAGTGATACTACTCCAACTGGTCCTACGGGCGGTGACCTATGGTACAAGTCAGACGATGGTACACTTAACATTTACTATTCAAGCACTTGGGTTGATCTAACTAAAGTCGGTCCGCAAGGTGCTACAGGATCAGGTGGTGCTACTGGTCCTACAGGTTGGACTGGACCAAGCGTAACTGGACCAACTGGTAATACTGGTCCAACTGGTGCTACTGGTGCGAGTGTTACTGGTCCAACCGGAGCAAGCGTTACTGGTCCAACTGGTACTACTGGTCCAACTGGTTATACTGGACCATCCGGGGCCGACGCCAGAGTTACACTAAGCGATACTGCTCCAAGTGGGCCAACTGGCGGTAACTTGTGGTACAAGACAGACGATGGTACGCTTAACATTTATTATACAGGTGCATGGGTTGACTTAACTAAAGTCGGTCCGCAAGGTGCTACAGGATCGGGTGGTGCTACTGGTCCTACAGGTTGGACTGGACCAAGTGTTACTGGTCCGACTGGTAATACTGGTCCAACTGGTGCTACTGGTGCGAGTGTTACTGGACCGACCGGAGCAAGCGTTACTGGTCCAACTGGTAATACTGGTCCAACTGGTTATACTGGACCATCCGGTGCCGACGCTAGAGTTACACTAAGTGATACCGCTCCAAGTGGGCCAACTGGCGGTAACTTGTGGTATAAGACAGACGATGGTACGCTTAACATTTATTATACAGGTGCATGGGTTGACTTAACTAAAGTCGGGCCTGCCGGAGCAACTGGTGCTGCTGGTACTAGCGGAACAACTGGTCCAACTGGATCGACTGGTCCAACTGGTGCCAATGGTAGCAATGGCTCTACTGGTCCTACAGGTTGGACTGGTCCTGCTGGCACCGGAACTACAGGTCCAACTGGTGCTAACGGAAGTAATGGTGCTACAGGTCCAACTGGATCAAATGGAAGTAATGGATCAACTGGTCCTACAGGTTGGACTGGTCCTGCGGGATCAGGGTCAACTGGCCCAACCGGAGCAGCAAGTACAGTTACTGGTCCTACTGGTCCACAAGGTATAACTGGTCCGACCGGCGCTAGTAGCGGTGGTGGCGGTGCTAGTGTTACTGTATCACTAACAGCACCAACTGGACCAACTGGTGGTAACTTGTGGTATAAGAGCGACGAAGGTACTCTTAAGATATACTATCAAGATGTTGACAGCGTACAATGGGTCGATGTTATTGGTACTCCTGGTAAACCTGGTGTTACTCCTCCGAAGTACATCACGATATCGATGCCTGGTACACAGACAGCACCACAGATAGGAACTGTGAGATTCTATCCACCGATCGATTGTACGATAGGTACTATATTCGCTAGCACTAGCACAGCACCAGCAGGAACAGCATTGACATTTAGGATTAATAAAAACGGAACAGACACAGGATATACATTGACTATTCCTATAGGATCCTATACTATGACAGGTGTGAGTACTAATATAAGTGTAACTGCTAGCGACTATCTAACGTTGGATCTCGTAACAGGTGCGGCTGTAGATTTTAGAGTTCAACTACAATATACATGATAAGTAAGTAGAGAGGATAATATAAATGGATAAGGATTTCTTAAAAGAGGTATTCAGTCGTAACACTGGAAATGTATACCGTTGGCAAGGTACTGTACCTGATGGTCAAGATCCGATGCACTGGATAACTGGAAAACTAGTAACAGCGATCGGCGATAACACGTTCGATACCACTGTAGTTGATCTAGGAGATCGTGGCGGTTGGGTGATATACATCGACTCTGCTATCGAATTAGACGATTCTGAATTTTCGTTTATATGTGATTTAATTCCACCTGAGTTCGAAGGACCGCAAGATCCGATCAATGGAGAGGATTCAACTCAGATCAATCCACCTATAGAGGGACAATAATGATTATTAGATACAGGATGAACAGTACTTGTACGCTGGCAAACCTAAAAACTGACCTACATAATATAATATCCGGAAATATAACAACTACTGCTGACTTTAGCGCAGGTTGTGATAAACCCAATAGTACAGTCTATGGAACTTATCCAACTGGAATATATACTGTAGCAAACGCAGGCACTTATACATATAGTAAAGTACACGGCGATTATGGTTCTGGTACTACACATTACTTCCGATTGAGTTTCGATAGTACGAAACTGACTGGAATAACACTAGCACAATCTTACACTAGCGGTAGTGATACACTAGTTAATAGTCAAAGCCTAAGCACAGAAGTAGTTACTAACTATAATTATAGTCAAGTACTCTTAGGATATATTAACGTTAATACCATATATAGGAGTTCTAGTAATATCGCTGTTGGTCAAAAGATAGAAATGGCCAGTAATACGCAGTTCGACTTATTAAATACTCCTCCCGGAGTTAGGATAGTATCAAAACCCAACGCAGGGGCTACTGGTACAGGTACTACTGGTAGTTACTATCTAAACAAATATGTAACTGTAGCAGCAGGTGGGTATTATGACCACATAATAAAATCCGAAGTTACATCATTAAACATAAGCCCAACTACATATTCGGCAATCGATGCTCCATACGGTATCGATATAGTTATAACAAATAAATGTTTCTTTATCAGTGCCCAAGCGGCAAATACACATCTAGGTATATTCGATATAGGTAAGAACGGTGTTACACGCGAATGGACCAGCAGCATGTTGATGGCTGGCGTTGATCTTTCAGGCGGACTACAGAGCCTGGCTAAAATACCATATAGTTACAAGTATAGTACATTGAGTTACGGTACTAACAACGATGTAGTATTATTAAGAAACAATCCAGTAAAACAATACAAAGCCAGCGGTAGCATCGCTATACTAGAAAATCCGATTTTCCTTCAGTATCCTGATGCAGGCAATGCTATCGCCACTACATATGGATTATATGCTATAGCACCCAGTGCTTATGCGATGAATTCAGTATATACCGATGGCTCGACCTATAGATTAGTAGTAAATGATTTCGCGATTTTAGGAGCATAAAGAATGTTAGTTAAGATAAATCCCAGTTTAGGAACAGGAAATAATTCAAGTTATCTCTGGGCATATAATTTCATGCGTTGTATAGATGCTATCGTTACCGCAGCAGCAGGTAGCACACCTTCAGTTAATCCTTTAACTGCTGCTAGCACATATGATAGTGGAACGAATCTAATAACCAGCGTGATATCAAACACAGAAGCAGGTGGTTGGACCCGTAGTAGTAGTTTTAATCTAGTTGATTCGAGTTATACTTCAAGCAAATTCGATGACTATTCATATCGAGCAGATTATTATAATTCTAGCGGTAAGAGTGCTTATCCTTATAAAAAGTTTACTCTAAAACCACAAGCATATACTACCTGGACTAGTTATCCATATCTCGATTTTATCTATGGTATTCATACTGCTACCGATTATAGCGGAACTGCTGGATATGCTTATACTGGTCCAGATGCTGCTAAGACTAGTATGAATGTATGCGAAGGGGGGAACTATCCATACCCTGCTTGGGATCCGACCTTTCCGTTAGCATTTTATACGGCTAAAACTGGTACAGTTGGTACTGCTGCGGTTAATTATAACGAATATCTCGTAGCGGCAACCCAAGATTATCTCATCATACTAAATCCTTATAATAGCGTATTATATGCCGGGCTGAGGACAACACAACAGTGGGAAAACAGTTATAGCAATAATCCACCAATAGTAACTTGGTGTGCTAACTCATCTATATTTTATAATGTGGGTTACCATAACAATAGTAAATTTATGTGGGCATTAACTATGGATGGAACTGGCACTGTTAGACCTACCCCTACTAAAGCATGGTATTATATGACCAGTGCTGATAATAATTATGTACAATACGCAAGCCATACTGTATTACATGGGGCAGGTAATGTCGGAATACAAAATCTAAAACCAGTTGGAGACATCACTGGTGGTCCTCTTATGCGAAGTTGTGTGGCTTCATCCGGAGCACTTTCTACTCCGGGATATCGACAACCGCCTGTGGTTGATTCTACAGGTACGCTAGTTCCCCCCGCAGTACCGATCAATATGATGTTAGCACATCAAAGCACAGTCAGTTCTAACACTTATTTTAATGCTGGTGGACAGTGTCTCGGAATATACAAGAGCCTAGGCGGCAGTGATGCTTTTATGAACAACTATTATACCAGTACTAGCCAAACATTCACAGTAGGGGGTGATAGTTATGTACCATATGTAGTTGGTACTGATACGCTTTATAGAGATATGTATCTAGTTAGAAAGGCGTGATATGGCTACTACTCCTGTATCTGATGCCTATCTAACACCAACATCAACAAGTATATCAGTAGGCAGTAATCTTGCGGCAGACTCACAAGAAAGTACATTATCTACTATCAGTACTAACAATTATAGCATAGTTCAGACTACGCTATCTGCCGCTACGATAGGTACTATCGAAGTAGGCACTAATCTAATAGCAGACTCACAGGAAAATACATCATCTACGATCAGTGTTGCTAATTCGTCACCAATACAGAATGTGTTGTCTACCCCAGTAATAGGTGCTATAGAAGTAAGTATTACACCAATCAGTTCTACACCAACGGTATCAGAACAGATCAATCTGTCTAAAGTACAGATATGGACAATAAGTTGAGGAATTAAATGGCAGCGATTACTTTTACCAGTTCACCTTCGATAAATCAAACACGTACTAGCAATGGTATTACTTGGACTTGGACCGGTACCAAATGGCGATCCGGTGGTGCTAGCAGTTCGCCAGTCGCTAATGGTGCTGTAACTTATACGTTCGGAACCGATACAGTACATGCTTTTACTTCAAGTGGTACGCTTACACTCAATTCAACTGTTACTGCTAGGATACTGGTAGTAGCAGGTGGTGGTGGTGGGGGTTATAAATATCGCTATGACTTATGGGGCGGTGGTGGCGCCGGCGCTGGCGGATATCTGTATTATACTAATATATCAATGACTGCTGGTACCTACACTATCACAGTAGGCGCTGGTGGTCAAAAAGGTATCTATTCGTCTCTTACACGGGGAGCAAACGGTGGCGACAGTAGTATAATCGGTGGTAGTATCAGTTATACTGCGGTCGGTGGCGGGGGTGGAAGCAGTGGTCCTAACAGCAGCGGTCCTACTAATGTAATCGTCGGCTATAGTGGTGGTTCGGGCGGTGGGGGTTATACTCCTGGAACGGGAATCAGTGGGCAAGGAAATAGCGGAAGGGGAGGCGGTTATTCTTATGCCGGAGGTGGTGCTTGGTCGTCGCCAAATTTACTCGGTGATGGTGGTGCTGGTATTATTAATGATATTGCTGGATTTCCCATGTCATTTAGTGGCGGCGGCGCATGTGGAGATGGTTCTAACGGCGGTTCATACGGATATCCTGTTTTAGGTGGTGGCGGTGGTGGCGGTTGGGGTAGTTTTAACGACTATAATAACACTTACACATTACCCGCCGGCACAACTGTAACAGATGTTGGCAAAAGTTGGAGTTATGGTGGCGGAGGTGCTGGAAACTCTCGGCTTCCATTAGGCGGGCCAGGAGGAAGTTGGACTCTTCCAGGCGACGGTTTCGCAGGTTTCCAAGGTATCGTAATCGTAAGATATGCTACTTAAATTCAGATAAATATCCATGAGGATGATATCTGATGGCGGCATTAAACTTTCCAGCGAGTCCAAGTCTCAACGATACCTACTCTAACGGTACACAGACTTGGATATGGAACGGCACTATGTGGAAGACTGGTGGACAGATTGGACCGACTGGGCCACAAGGTCCTGCGGGCAGTGCTGGAAATGATCTACCTAAAATAACAGCAGTGACTTATACTGACGCTACCTATACAAGTAACGGTGCTAGTAATGTTCCAGCAACAGGTGGATACGTTAAACTAACCGGCAGTAATTTTCAAAGCGGCTGTATTGTAACTGCCGGAAGTGTCGCAGCGACAGCAACCTATGTTAGCAGCACACAGGTAAACGTAGCATTAGCAGCAAACAGTGCTGGAACATATCATCTATATCTTGTCAATCCTGATGGCGGAAGTACATTAAGAGTAAACGGAATAGTGTATGCTCCTCCAGGATCGGGCGGAACTATTACTAATAGTGGTAGTTATACAATTCACACATTTACTACTAGTGGAACATTCACTCTTAATACTTCTAAATCCGTAGACTATCTAGTAGTTGCCGGCGGTGGTTCTGGTGGTGGTGGTCAGATCGGTGGTGGTGGTGGTGCTGGCGGTTATATCAATGCTAATTCTTATAGTTTATCAAGCAGTACGTACACTATAACAATAGGTGCCGGAGCATCGACAAATAGTTCAGGGTCAACCGGGTCATCTGGATCTGATACTACTATCAGTGAAATTAGTTTTACTGCCAAAGGTGGTGGTGGTGGTGGTAGTTGGAATGCCAATACTAGTGGCCAAAGCGGCGGATCTGGTGGTGGCGGTTCTCGTGGTAATACCGGGGGATCTAGTACACAAACTAGTCCATCTGGTGGAACAGGTTATGGAAATAGCGGCGGTACTGGCACAGGTAATACTCCACCATATACAGCCGGTGGAGGTGGCGGTGCCGGAAATGTTGGTACTATTGGCACTTCATATGGTGCTGGCGGTTCAGGGTTAAACTGGCAAAGTTTAGGAACTTATTACGCCGGTGGAGGCGGTGGTGGTTCAGTATCTCTTATAGGTACTGGAGGTACCGGCGGTGGCGGGGCAGGCGGTGCACAATATCAAAACGGAACTGCTGGTACAGCAAATACTGGTGGTGGCGGCGGCGGTGGTGGAGACATCAGTGGCACTGGTGGCGCAGGTGGCTCCGGTGTCGTCATAATAAGGTACTTGACATGAGTCTAACATTTCCCTCAAACCCAACCCTGGGTGATACTTATACAGCATCTAACAATACCTGGTATTGGGATGGTACTAAATGGCGCACCTATGGTATACAAGGTGCTATAGGTCCTGCGGGTGCTACTGGAACTGCCGGAAATGACTTACCTAAGATAACAGGTGTAACTTATGCTGATGCTACCTACACAAATAATAGCCAAACAAGTATAGCAGCAAGTACAGCGGGATATATCTATCTAACTGGAAGTAATTTCCAGAGTGGCTGTAGTGTTTACGTAAATGGCACACTTATGACTACTGCTTATGTCAACGGCACGAGAGTTAATGTTGCTATAACCGGTCTATCTGCTGCTTCTTATCATATCTATTTTTATAATCCCGACGGTGGGACTACCGTAAAAGCGAATGGTCTTAGTATAGCAAATCCATTATCATTATCCGGGGGAACTGTAACTTATGATGGAAACTATACTGTACGTACATTTAATTCAAGCGGCACACTAACCGTATCCGGCGGCAGTGTAACTGCTGATGTCTTAATAGTAGCAGGTGGTGGTGCAGGTGGATGGTGCTACGGGGCAGGTGGCGGCGGTGCCGGTGGATTGATTTATCTAACTGGTCAATCTATATCAGCAGGCACTTACACTGTTACAGTTGGTGCTGGTGGAACCAGTGCTAGTAATTATGCTCCATACGGTGGTGGCGGTAATAATACAAGCGGAAATAATAGCGATTTTAATTCCTATGGTCCTGCATACGGTGGCGGTCGCGGTGGACGTTACACATACGATAACGGTGCGAGCGGTGGTTCCGGTGGAGGAGGCAGTGATTCGAATGGTCAGGCTGGTGTCAGTTATGGAGGCGGCAGCGTTAGTGGACAAGGACACAATGGTGGTCAGGCAACTATCGGCGGAATGGGAGGCGGTGGTGGCGGGGCTGCTACTGCCGGAACCAATAGTGCCAGCGTTTATAGTTCATTTTGGGGATATAATATAGATACTCCAGGTGCAGGAGGAACCGGATCAGCATACAGCATTAGCGGTTCAAGTACCTATTATGCTGGAGGCGGTGGTGGTGGTCGATATTCAGGCGGTGGTGGTGGAAACGGCGGTGCCGGTGGTGGCGGTAAGGGCGGCGGTAATGACCTTGCTTATCCTGGTACTGCTAACACCGGTGGTGGTGGCGGTGGAAGCGATGCAGGTGGAACATTTGCTGGCGGCCGAGGCGGATCCGGAATAGTAATAATAAGATACTTAACATAAGGTGATATGAGATGGGACAACCAAATTTTCCAACAGGACCAACAGCAAATGCTACTTATAGCGACGGTACAACACTGTGGACCTACGATGGTACTATATGGCGTAACAGTGGCGTATATGGACCAACTGGTCCACGTGGCACTAGTGCCAATTCCAGCAGTGGATTACCAAAGATAACTACTGTTACTGTTACTAATAGCAGTTATGCGTCTACAGGTGCCACAACTGTGAGTACTAGTGGTGGATATATACAATTAACCGGAACAGGTTTCGCATCGGGATGCTCAGTAGTGATACAGAATACAGCAGCAACTACAACAACTTATGTTAGTGCCACCACGGTAAACGTAGCAGTTCCTGCTATGAGTGCTGGTAGTTATTTCGTCTATCTAACAAATAGTGACAGTGGCGTTGCGATTAAACCAAACGGGATTACCTACGCATAATGGCTATTACGTTTCCTCCAATATTAACAGTTACAGGTGGTACTAAGACTACTAGCGGATCCTATACCTATCACGCTTTTACTTCCAGTACGACTAATTTCGTAGTTACTGGCGGAACGATTATTGCTGATGTTTTAGTAGTAGCAGGTGGTGGCGGGGCTGGAGCATCCGGAGCAGGTGGTGGCGGTGCTGGTGGATTGATTACTATCTCAAGTTATTCTATAGCAGTAGGAACATATTCTATAGTAGTCGGTGGCGGTGGTGCTGGTGGCGCTTATGGTGATGGGATAGGAACCGATAGTACTTTCGGCTCTATTCTAACTGCTAAAGGCGGCGGTTGTAGTGGAGCATATGTTTATAGTAGGCCATCATCAGATGGTGGAAGTGGTGGCGGTGGTAATCGAAACAGCGGCGGACATACTGGAACACAGCCTAGCCAAAGCGGCGACAGTGGTACATACGGGTTCGGTAACAATGGGTATTTTACTATTGCCGACACATACGGCGGTGGAGGTGGAGGTGCCGGACATGCTGGATATGCTCCAGGCGGCGGTGTTGGCTATAATGGCGGCAATGGTGGAGAAGGTAAATTAGTATCTACTTTTGGCACCTGGGGTACGGATGCTAGTAACAGTACAAGCCCCGCTAGCGGAAAAGGTTACTTCGCAGGTGGCGGTGGAGGCGGTACACAATACCCCGGATACGGAGGTGATGGAGGTGTCGGTGGCGGAGGATTAGGCGGCGGGTATTATGTTACAAGAGCCGGGATCAGCGGTACAGATAATACCGGAGGCGGTGGTGGTGGCGGCACAGCCGGATACGGTGGCGGTAATGGTGGTAGTGGTATAGTATTAGTACGTTACTTAACAGCATCGCTAACTCCATCTTCGTACACTGACAGCAATAGTGTAACATGGACTTATAACGGTACTGCTTGGCAGAGACCTCGCGGTACACTGGGTCCAACCGGACCAAGTGGTCCAACCGGTAACGGTGTGAATGATGTTCCGAGGATAACAAGTAGACTTGGAAATGTCTCCAATACAAGCGGAGGTACTATAACACTAACTGGTACTGATTTCGTATCAGGATGTGCTGTTTACATAGGATCAACAGCAGCGACTACTACTACAGTCAATAGTAGTACACAGGTAACAGCCGTCATACCATCGGGCATAACAGCAGGAACTTATTTCATATACATTTACAACCCAGATGGTAGCAGTGGATTCTTACCAAATGGATTAACGATAACTTAAGGTTTATTATGGCAGCATTAGATTTTCCAGGATCAACGACAGCAACCGGTGGTACTATCACAACAAGTGGCTTGTATACGATCCACACGTTTACTACCACCGGAACGTTTACCTGTAGTGGAATATTTTCTTGCGATATATTAATCGTCGCCGGTGGTGGTGGTGGCGGAACTTACGGCGGTGGCGGTGGTGCTGGCGGTTTAGTTTATTATACAGCACAATCAGTAACAACAGGATCTTATCTTGCTACCGTTGGATCAGGTGGAACTGCTGGATTATGGGCAAGTGCTTTACCAGGGAATGGATCTAACAGCAGTTTTGGATCATCACTAACTACTGCGGTTGGCGGTGGTGGTGGTGGAAATAATACCAGTGGTGGTTTTTTTGCCCCAGGTCAGAATGGAGGATCAGGGGGCGGGGGTTCATCGGGCGATCCGGGTGGTACTAATCAAGTTCCCGGTAAAGGTATCTATCCTGGAAGTAGTTATGTTAGCGCAACACGACAAGGGTACGACGGTGGTGCTGGTGAACCCGGTAATAATGATTACGCCGGTGGTGGTGGTGGTGCTGGAGCAGCAGGTGAAGGTACTACACGAGCACATCACGCAGGCGGCGTAGGATTAGCATACAGCATTAGTGGTTCGAGTGTTTACTACTCCGGTGGCGGAGGTGGGGGTGGCTGGAGCGGTCGTGGCAGTGGTGGTAACGGAGGTGGCGGAGCAGCAAGCGGCGGGGCTGGAACTGCTAATACTGGCGGTGGCGGTGGTGGCGGTGGATATCCAGCCAACGGTGGTGCTGGAGGTAGCGGTATCATAATCGTGCGTTACTTAACTGCTACCTTAAGTCCAGTCGCCTCGGGACAGACTTATATTCCATCATCGTTAGCAACAGGCGGAACTATAACTACAAGCGGTAGTTATACTGTACATACATTTACTAGCACTGGCACATTTACTCCCCCTTCGACATTATCAGTTGATTATCTCATAGTAGCAGGTGGGGGTGGAGCATCAGGTGGTGCTAATGGTGGTGGTGGTGGCGGGGCCGGAGGTCTTATATACAGCACCGGTGCGAGTTTCTCTGCTACTGCATATACTGTAACTGTAGGGAGCGGAGGTCCTGGTGCTACTGCCGCAGATGCGACAAATGGCAATAACTCGTCTATCGTTGGTGGTAGCGTTAATCTAGTTGCGATCGGCGGCGGAAGTAGTAGAATTGGTGCTAACGGTAACAATGGAGGATCAGGCGGTGGCGGTAGTGCCACAGGCGGGTTAACAACAGGCGGCACAGGACAACAACCAGCAAGTGCCAGCGGCGGCTATGGTAACAATGGTGGAAATAGCACTGCTGCTGTTAGTCCTTATCCCCAAGGTGCTGGTGGTGGTGCTGGTGCTGTCGGTGGCACTGGATCAGGTACTCAATCTGGCGCAGGTGGTATTGGACTAGCATATAGTATAAGTGGATCTAGTGTGTACTATGCAGGCGGTGGTGGTGGTGGTGCTACGTTCCAAGGATCAAGCCCAGGTGCCGGCAGTAGTGGCGGTGGTGGTGCAGGCGGTACCGCTAACGGAACAAATGGTACTGCATATACTGGAGGTGGTGGTGGAGGCGGGTCTAACAACTCAGGTAACACTGGAGGTAATGGTGGGTATGGTATAGTAATTATTAGATATCTTACTCCGGCAACTCTACCCTACGCAAGTACTTTTACTTACGACAGTACTAATACGATTTGGCGGCGCTATTCCTCTACCGGTGGACTAACTGGAGCAACTGGACCGACCGGTAATGGTGTAAATGATATTCCGAGAATAACTGCGGTCTCACAGAGCGGAATTATCTATAGCAATAGCGGCGGTACTATAACAATAACTGGTACTGATTTTGCTTCAGGGTGTACAGCGTATATAGGATCAACAGCAGCAACTACTACAACATTTAACAGTAGTACATCAGTAACAGCAGTATTTTCAAGTGCCATAACGGGCACTCAACATGTTTATCTATACAATCCCAATGGTGGAACTGCGATTTCTCCCAATGCAGTAACTATAACAGTACCATTACCAACCGGTGGTACAATTTCAACTATCTCAGGATATCGTATGAATACGTTTACTACGAGTGGTACATTTACAGTTTACGCAACTATAACTGCTAACGTGTTAATAGTAGCAGGTGGCGGCGGCGGGGCATATTGTGGAGCAGGAGGTGGCGGTGGACTATTATATGGTTCAATTACTATTCCTTCTGGAACATTTACTGTTACAGTAGGTGCCGGTGGTACTCCTGGTGTAAGCCAAGCAACCGGCAATGCTGGCACTAACAGTAGTATAAGCGGCTCAGGTATTACAACTGCTACTGCTCTCGGAGGTGGTGCTGGGATTACAGCCGCGGGAACACCGAGTACCGGAAACGGTGGCAGTGGCGGTGGTGCTGGATACAATGCTAGTACTTCTGTAGCAAGCACCGGAGGTACTGCTACACAGAGCAGTAGCGGCGGGTTAACTGGGTACGGAAATAACGGTGGTGGTGGTATTAACGGTGCTAACGGATCCGGTGGTGGTGGTGGTGGTGCCGGTGCAGCAGCCGCTACATCCACAAATCCAAATGCATCCACTAACGGTGGCATCGGCCGACAATATAGTATATCAGGCACTGCTCTCTATTACGCAGGTGGTGGTGGGGGTGGAGGCTATGGCGGTACATCTGGTGGTAACGGGGGTAGCGGTGGAGGAGCAGGTGGAGCATCTGGAAGTAATACCGATGGAACGAGTGATACTGCTCGTGGAGCAACAAACCCTAGCGGAATAACCGGTGGAGACGGTGGACCAAACACCGGTGGTGGAGCCGGTGGCGGAGGGTGGAGCAGCGGATTCGGTAACGGTGGGCAAGGTGGTTCTGGTATCGTTATCATCCAATATGCTAACTAAAAGTAGATAAGTAATTAGAGATCATGGCAGCATTAAATTTTCCAACAGGTCCAACAAATGGACAGACATATACCTCAGGAACTATAACCTGGACTTGGGATGCTACAGGCGGAAGTTGGATCGCCAACACGATGTCTATCGGACCTACTGGGCCTGCTGGTGTTACTGGACCACAAGGTATAGTAGGACCAACTGGTCCGAGCGTTACTGGTCCAACAGGTGCTACAGGCGCTGCCAGCACTGTTACTGGTCCAACTGGATATACTGGTCCAAGTGTAACAGGTCCAACAGGCTGGACTGGTCCACGTGGTGATCAAGGTCCTACAGGATTAAATGGGGCAAGAGGCGAGACCGGTGCTACTGGTCCAGCGAGTACAGTTACGGGTCCAACCGGTTCAGTAGGTCCAACTGGTCCAGCAGGATCAGGAGGTGGTGGAACTAGTGGAACAGGACCAACTGGTCCAACTGGTCCAAGTGTAACAGGTCCAACTGGCTATAACGGAACTACCGGAACTACAGGTCCAACAGGCTGGACTGGACCAAGTGTTACAGGACCAACTGGTGCAAGCGGAAGTAATGGCGCAACAGGACCAACCGGTGCCACAGGCTGGACTGGCCCGAGTGTTACAGGTCCAACTGGATGGACTGGGCCAACTGGATATACAGGACCAACTGGTCCTACAGGATGGACTGGTCCGAGCGTTACTGGACCAACTGGAACTACAGGACCGAGCGTTACTGGTCCAACTGGTGTTACTGGTCCAACTGGATATACAGGTCCTGCTGGAAGTGGCAGTACAGGTCCAACAGGTGCTAATGCTAGTGTAGCATTATCTATAACTGCTCCAACTAGTCCAACCGCTGGTAACTTATGGTATAAAACAGACGATGCTACACTGAGCATTTACTATACAGATGTCGATTCAAGCCAATGGGTTGACTTAACTAAAATAGGACCACAAGGAGCAACTGGATCAACAGGCCCAACTGGAGCAAGTTTAACAGGTCCAACTGGATCAACTGGACCAACTGGTGCGAGTTACACAGGTCCAACTGGCGCAAGTATAACTGGGCCAAGCGGTAGAGACGCAAATGTTGTATTATCAATAACAGCACCGACTAGTCCAACTGCTGGTAATCTATGGTATAAAACAGACGATGCTACACTGAGCATTTACTATACAGATGTCGATTCAAGCCAATGGGTTGACTTAACTAAAATAGGCCCTGCTGGTGCTACTGGTCCTGCCGGAAGTGGTGCTACTGGACCAACCGGAATAGGTACTACAGGTCCAACTGGATGGACTGGGCCAAGTATTACTGGTCCCACTGGAAGTGGAAGTACTGGTCCTACCGGAAGTGGAAGTACAGGTCCTACTGGTGCTAGTTTAACAGGACCTACTGGATGGACTGGACCAAGTGTAACAGGACCAACTGGGGCAGCAAGTACAGTTACCGGACCAACTGGAGCAGCAAGTACAGTCACTGGTCCTACTGGATATACAGGCCCAAGTGTTACTGGTCCTACTGGATATACAGGACCGACCGGAGCAAGCGTTACTGGGCCAACTGGGGCTGCGGGATCTCTAACTGGACCAACCGGTCCTGCAGGAAGTGGCGGTGGTGGTGGTGGTGGTTATAACTATGTGACTTTCCGACAGACTGGAATTATATTAGCAACCGTTGCTGCACAGGTTAGGTGGTATCCTCCTGCGACTGCTACAGTAGATAAAATAGATGCTTTTAGTGCTACAGCAGCGGGCGGAGCAAGTGGATTACAATTTAAACTATATAAGTATACAGCAGCAACCACTACACTTGCTGAAGTTGTTACAGGAACAACAAGTAATATAATAACTATCAGTGCTGGAGCATATCATTCTTCAGTTATAACACTGGGTAGTTCAATTACAGTGTTAGTTGATGACTATTTACAATTCGCTATAGTGGGCGGAACTGGCTCAGATGTCACACTCAGAGTAAGATATACCGCATAAATATGTTAGATTACGGAGAAATAAAATATGGCTGTTTCAAGAACCAATGTTAGTACCAATCTGGATTATGTCGCATACACATCCAGCGATACCCTTAAAGATATTTTTAACAGTATAGCATCATGTCTTACTAACCACGGTTGGACACAGTATTCAACAGCTAGCGCAGGTACTACATTCTTCAACACTTATGATCCAAATGCTGGCACTACTCCCACACTTGATTTCCGTAGGGTTTTTAGAGCAGCATTAACCAACACCGGTAGTGGATTAACCTACAAATATGTCATGTTGAGGATATTTAAACAAGCACCAGACGGTACTAACGTATATGCTTATAGTTCATTAACTTTAGTCTGGTACGTACAACTTATCCCCATACAGTCATGGAATGGTACTACAGATGTTGGAACCAATTATGCAGGAACTGCGTTAACCGCAACCGTAAACGTAAATGGTGTATATGATAATGCAAATTGGAACAATGTTGATGATGGTTCGTGGACAGCAAAAGCACCGCATACTTGGTTCAGTCTTAGTGTAGGAGGGTTTATGTATGTGGCTGTTAGTGCTAACTGGATCTGCATGTGGCCATATTTTAACGCAACTACCATCTATAATGGCCCACGCTGTGGCGTATTAATGTATGGCGAAGTGGCTGAAGATTTTGCTGCTTATACCAACGTACCTCCCGTTTATGTTACTACTCTCGCTAGATTATTGGCTACTATGGGAGGACCAAATAATCCTACTTATTATAATAACGGTGCAGGTCCTGGATCATATGGATGGATGTCGCCTCAATTTTTTATGCCTGTTACTCCTGCTAGCACTACCGGTTATACTGGTGTAGCAGACACGGTAAGAAACGGCTATCAGGCGATGGGTACAACACGAGTAATGTATGGGCATTACGGATGGTATGGTTGGGACGGTAGTGGCTTGTACGGCGGTCAAGGCACACAATCATCATATCAAAGTAATGGGGGTAATTGGAATTGGATGGCAGGACCTAATGCGTTCTTTCCTCATGTTGATCTTTCTACTGCCAACAGTTATACAACGATGAAATATAATTTGGCAGGTAACTATGATTCCGGCGGCCAGACCAGTCCTACAAGTTATACACTTACTGGTGCTCAGGCGTTCCAACAAACTGCTCTCAATTCTACAAGTTATAAAGGCATAGAACCCATCATTGGTGGTGGGGTGTTGGGAGCAGGCGGCACACCAGCTGGTTATAATGCTAATCCCTATCCCATGTGGTGGGCACTAGGAAGAATGTATGGATTGAAATTCTATGGACAACCTGCAGGAGCAGCAACATGGAACACGTTAGATACCATCACGATGACCACCGATGCCGCTTATATGTACAGTTCTGGAGGATCTACGAACACGTTTATCTTAATAGGAACCACGCCAGCAGCTTCGGATTGGATTGCTGCTGCTCCGGTTGCATCAGCGGAAGTATTCTTTGCATTGCCAGCATAAGGAAAAACAATGAGTGACGCTGATCAAACGATAGGAACCAATCGAGCAACTTGTCAATCCTCGTTGCCTATGACAAAGTTAGATTATAAAAGTCTAGTTGGCAGTAGAACAGAAACAACAAACAATGAATTTAATATTGCTTTTTATCTTAGTTTTTCACAGACAATAGCAAGAGGTACCACACAATCCTCGTTGCCTATGACAAAGTTAGATTATAAAAGTCTAACGGGCAGTAGAACAGAAATAGCACTAACAGAATTCGCTACTATGTTTTATGTTGGTCTAACCCAGCAAATAGCCAGAGGTACTACACAATCCTCGTTGCCTATGACAAAGTTAGATTATAAAAGTCTAGTTGGCAGTAGAACAGAAACAACAAACAATGAATTTAATATTTCTTTTCTAAATTCTCCAGTAACAGCAAGAGGCACAGTAACCGCCACAGACTTTGGGTTTAAGAAATCAATACAAATGGTAGAAGGATAAAAAAGATGAATTATGATTCAATAATAATACAACACGACCCGCTGGATGCTTATATGTTTTCTGGCGTTGCTGGGATCGAAGCAGCACACGAACATATGTATGCACACTGTACTATTGATTTCCAGCACAGTGCTATCCTAACACGTAAAGAAGATGGTAATGGTAGCAGAGCAGATATAAATACTATCTGGTTCGTGTTTACCACAGAATCATTACCTAGTGAATTTTTCACCAAAGTAGAATTAACAGCCGAAGGTGTACAACAACGCGATGCTCTACGAATAGCAAAAGCACAAGAAATCGCAGATTCTATCGCAAATCTAGCAAAACTAGAAGCAGAACAAAACAAGTAAGATGTAAGGAAAAGATTATGAGCCATTTCGCAGAAATTGACGAAACAAACACAGTACTTAGAGTTATTGTAGCAGAACAAGAATTTATCGACACGGGTGCGGTTGGAGATCCAAGCAAGTGGATCCAGACTAGTTATAATACACGTGGCGGTGTACACTACGGACAAGACGGACAGCCAGACGGTGGTGATCCGATGCGTAAGAACTATGCAGGCATTGGATACTCATACGACGCAACCCGCGACGCTTTTATCCCACCAAAGCCATACGCTAGTTGGGTATTAGATGAAACGACCTGCTACTGGAACCCACCAACACCAATGCCAAGCGACAATACTAAGATCTGGTCTTGGAATGAAGAAACATTATCTTGGGACGGAACAGATCTCCCAACACAATAAACTAAACATTGACAACGCTCCTCATGTTGCTATATACTAACAACATGAGGAGAAATACATGAGTCGCATTTACGGACCAGAAGAAAAAGCAAAACTTATTTCAGTGATCAATCAAGGATCGCAAGTATTACAAGAAGTTGATGATCTTAAAGGTGGTCTCAGAGATACTATTAAATCAATCGCAGAAGAACTCGATATTAAACCCGCATTGCTAACTAAAGCGATCAGCGTCGCACACAAGAGCAACTGGCAGCAGGTTAACAGTGATTTCGAAGAACTCGAAAATATCCTAATTACTACAGGAAAAGACGCTTGAGTTATGTTGACGCACTCTACCTTAGAGATGAAGATCAGGTAAAGGTAGTAGAACGTGTAAATGGCAAGCGAGAATTTAAAGAATATCCCGCTCGCTACATCTTCTACTATCCAGATCCACGTGGCAAATACGAAAGTGTATACGGCGAGAAACTGTCTCGAGTCGTGGCACGTAATCTCAAGGATTATCATAAGGAACTCAAGATCCATAATGGTAAGAGATTACACGAAAGCGATATTAATCCATCATTCCGCTGTTTAGAAGAAAACTATCTAAACCTAGATGCTCCTAAACTACACGTAGCGTTCTTCGATATCGAGACGGATTTCGATCCGGAACGAGGATTCGCTGATCCAAGTGATCCGTTTATGGGCATAACTGCTATAACAGTATATCTACAGTGGCTAGATAGACTAGTAACTCTAGCAGTACCTCCTAAAACACTAAAGATCGCTGAAGCAGAGAAACTAGTTACTGAATTTAGCGACTGCTTCCTCTTCGAAGATGAAGCGGATATGCTACAGACTTTCCTGGATCTATTAGATGACGCAGATATCATCAGTGGTTGGAACAGCGAAGGCTACGATATTCCCTATACTGTAAATCGCGTAGCGAGAGTACTAAGCAAAGAAGATACACGCCGATTCTGTCTATGGAATCAATTTCCAAAGAAAAGAGAATTCGAAAAATATGGTCGCCAGATGGTCACCTATGATTTCGTTGGACGTGTACATCTCGATAGTCTCGAACTTTATAGAAAATATACCTATGAAGAACGACACACTTATCGACTGGATGCTATCGGTGAAATGGAAATTGGCGAACGTAAGACGGTTTACGAAGGATCACTCGATCAGTTGTATAACAATGACTTCCGTAAGTTCATCGAATATAACAGACAGGATGTGGCACTGCTGGGTAAACTAGACGATAAACTAAAGTTTATCGATCTATCCAACGAACTCGCACATGCCAATACTGTTCTACTTCAGACTACTATGGGTGCTGTTGCTGTTACTGAACAGGCTATTATTAACGAAGCACATCGCAGAGGATTAATCGTAGGTAATCGTCCTAAAAGAGACGAAAGCGAAAACACACAAGCGGCAGGTGCGTATGTTGCTTATCCAAAGAAAGGTCTACACGATTGGATCGGTTCAATGGATATTAACAGTCTATATCCAAGTGTGATTAGAGCACTGAATATGGCACCAGAGACTATCATTGGTCAGTTAAGACAGACACAGACCGATGAATATATCGAAGATCTGATGATCAAGCATAAGAAAAGTTTCGCAGCAGCATGGGAAGGGCAGTTCGGTTCGCTAGAATATGAACTGGTCATGAAGCAGGATAAAGCCACAGAGATCATCATCGACTGGGCTAACGGTGATACCGTAGTTATGAGTGGTGCTGAAATATACAAGATGGTCTATGATAGTAACCAACCGTGGATGCTCAGTGCTAACGGTACTATCTTTACACATGAATTCGAGGGTGTTATCCCTGGATTGCTAAAACGGTGGTATGCTGAACGTAAAGAACTACAGGCTAAGATGCGTGACGCACAAGCAGCAGGTAATAAGATAGAGACTGAGTTCTGGGATAAACGCCAGTTAGTCAAGAAGATCAATCTTAACAGTCTTTATGGTGCTATTCTAAACCCAGGTTGCCGCTTCTTCGATAAACGCATCGGACAGTCAACTACGCTAACTGGTCGTGCTATCGCTAGACACATGGCTGCTAAGGTTAATGAGATTGTAACTGGCGAAAAAGACCATCTAGGTAAGAGTATTATTTATGGTGACACCGATTCCGTATATTTCAGTGCTTATAATACGCTAAAGAAGGACATTAATAACGGTAAGATTCCGTGGACCAACGATACTGTTATACAGTTGTACGATCAGATAGCAGATGAAGTAAACGGTACATTCTCTAAGTTTATGCTCGATGCTTTCCACTGCCCAAAGAGCAGAGGTGAAGTTATTAAAGCAGGTAGAGAACTCGTAGCCAGCAAAGGACTGTTTATCACTAAGAAGCGTTATGCTGTTCTCTATTATGATAAAGAAGATAAGCGTTATGATAAAGATGGCAGTCCGGGCAAGATCAAGGCTATGGGCTTAGATCTCAAAAGATCAGATACTCCGGAATTCATACAGAACTTCCTGAGCGATATCTTAGAGAAAGTGCTAACAGGACATGGCGAGAAAGAGATCCTAGATTTTATCTCCGATTTCCGTACAGCATTTAAGAGCAGACCTGGTTGGGAAAAAGGCTCACCAAAGAGAGCCAATAATATCACTGCTTATCTCGGTAAGGAAACTAAAGCGGGTAAGGCAAACATGCCAGGTCATGTTAGAGCAGCCATTAATTGGAATACTCTAAAACGCATGTATGGTGATAACTACGCACAGGGCATCACCGACGGTGCTAAGGTTATCGTCTGTAAACTGAAAAACAACCCAATGGGATTTAACTCAGTAGCATACCCAGTAGATGAGTTGAGATTACCACAATGGTTCAAAGAACTGCCATTTGACGATGCCGAAATGGAATCAACTATCATAGATGCTAAACTAGATAACCTAATCGGCGTTCTAGATTGGAATCTCTCAGGCACAGAGCAGTACAATAATTTTGCGAAATTGTTTGACTTTTCATAAACGATCTAAGTATAATATAACAACATAGGAGAAGGCAATGATTAAAGACATACTTAAAGATGTAGTAGCACATACACATTCGTTAGGCTTAGGATTAGTAAAGATCACAGGCGATAAGACCGCTACTGCTATCGAAGCACTAGCAGATAATAAGGAAATCATCCTACAGGCAGAGACTAAGAATCCAGTAGTTGAATTCGATGGCACATTTGGTATGCCAGATCTCAGCAAGTTAGATCATCACTTGAAGAATCCAGAATATAAAGATGATGCTGAAATTAAAGTCGTATGGGAAGTACGCAACGGTGAAGATCAACCAGTTATGATCCACTTCGAAAATGCTGCTGGCGATTATAAGAACGATTATAAACTCATGGGCACAGCACTTATCAACGAAAAACTCAAGACTGTTAAGTTCAAGGGTGCTAGTTGGCAGATCGAGATCGAACCAACTGTAACTGCTATCAATCGTTTCAAACTACAGGACGCTGCTAACAGCGACGAAACGATCTTCATGGTTAAAACAGAAGGCGATCTACTTAAACTCTACTTCGGTGATGCTAACTCACATGAAGGCAGTTTTACTTTCCATGTTGGTATTACTGGTAAATTGCGCCAGAACTGGACTTATCCGATTAAGCGTTTTATCAGCATCCTGAATCTCGATGGTGATAAGACTGTAAAGTTCAGCGATGACGGTGTAGCATTGATTACTGTTGATAGCGGTATCGCAAAATACAACTACTTCATTCCAGCGCAGACAAAATAACAAAAAAATGTTTGAAAATTTAACCGAGCAACAAGGCGATGCGGCAGTATTTCTTCCAGCCGTGAGTTCTTTCTACTCGACATTCGTGGGCAAGCAGCGTTTCGGCAATTATGTCGATCCTGCTCGCTTACCTATCTACTTTAACAATGGAGTCGAAGGACTAAACTTCTTCGACCCCGAAAAAGGCTACTTCTATTACAAGTGGGGACTGTACTCAGCAGGTCACGCTGACCTCGATATGACCCGTAAGAGCGAAAAGGACGATATGTTCCGCAGTCGCCCACGCAATGGCGATAGTATCGTAGTAGGCGATTCAGGAGGCTTCCAAATAGGTAAAGGTGTTTGGGAAGGTGAATGGCGTGATCCCAATGGTCCTGAGGTACAGGCTATCATGGCAGACTGTATCGCTAAGGGTATCGAATCTGTACCAGTATTAGATAAGAACGGTAAACCTGTACTGGATAAAAAAGGCAATCCTAAATATACCAAGATCGATCACGTTAAGATCTATCAAGCGAAACTAGACGCAGCACAGAAGAAACGTGAACAGGTATTAGCGTGGATGGATGGGCTTATGGATTGGGGAATGATCCTCGATATTCCAGCATGGGTCTGTCGTAGTCCGGCAGGTGTAAAAGCCACCGGTATTAGCACATATCAAGAAGCAGTTAATGCTACTCGTCATAATAATCTATACTTCATGGCTAATCGCAACGGCAACTGTAAGTTCTTAAACGTGTTACAGGGCGAGAATCATACAGAAGCCGAAGATTGGTATCAACAGATGAAAGATTTCTGTGATCCCAACATCTATCCATCTACACATTTTAACGGTTGGTCGATGGGTGGTCAGAACATGTGTGATATACATCTCGTATTAAAGAGACTGGTCGCTATGCGTTTTGACGGATTGTTAGAATCCGGAAAGCAAGACTGGATACATTTTCTAGGAACTAGTAAACTAGAATGGGCTTGTCTATTAACAGATATACAACGTGCTGTACGCAAGTACCATAACCCGACGCTAACTATCAGTTTCGACTGTGCGAGTCCGTTCTTAGCAACTGCTAATGGACAGATCTATACACAGACCGAAATTGAGCATATGGAGAAGTGGGTTTATCGCATGGAGGCGAGTATAGACAATAAAAAATATTCCACCGATACTCGTGCTTTCAGCGATGCTGTTAATCAAGACAAGCATTTCCAGAAAGGTAAAGAAACTAACGGTATACGTTTCTACGATAGTCCTATCAGTGCCCGTTCTATGATTAAAGATGTCTGTGTTTATAAGCCAGGCGATCTAAATAAGAATGGTAAAGAAGGTCGTACTTCGTGGGATAGTTTCAGTTACGCTATCCAGATGGGTCATAATGTTTGGATGCATATTAATTCAGTACAAGAAGCCAATCGCCAATATGATCAAGGTGTGATACCTAATATGCTAGCCAGAGAAAAGTTTGATCGTACACTGTTTAAGGATATCGTTGATAGTATCTTTGCCGCAGAGACACGTGAAGAAGCATTGGCTATAATCGAATCGCATAATAAGTTCTGGATTGAGATTATCGGTACACGTGGGGCTACTGGTAAAAAGACTATTAATAGTTCGACACAGTTTAGTGCTTTGTTCGATATGGAAGAACCAGTCGAAGAATATCCAATCGATGATAGCGGGTTAGATGAATCTAACCTAGAACGACTAGAGGAGTCAGTAGAATGAGTACACCAGAAAAAATGATGGGACATTATCGCAGTCTTGTTGATAAGCACGAGAAACTTGACAAGGAAATCGAAGACGCATATAATCATCATGTTGACGATGTTAAGTTACACGAGATGAAAGCCAAGAAACTCCATCTCAAAGAACAGATGTTTGAACTCGAACAAAAATTAGGGCAAGATGGAAAGAACATACTCTACGGGAATCGCTGACGACGCTAAGTTTTTCGTCGGTACCGAAATAGAACACACACCAGCATACGGTATGCGTACACTATTCGTTGTAGGTTTACAAGATTCAACTGATATTGCTATACAGTGTACTATGAATCGATGTGACCATATATACCTAGGTGCTAATCAAAGTTATAACCCAAAAGATTATGGCGAAGTTAGTCAGTGGGATGATCTAGTGGCAAATTTACTACACGCCGACCTTTGGGTAACTCTAGATATCGATAGTAAATTTGTAGATATAAGCAGTGACTTACTTTCGTGTGCTTGTGAATATAACAAATTTATTCCTATGTTGAGTTTTAAAGTTCCATATATACGGAACCTCAATTATAATACTTGTGTTAAAATCGACGACAAGGGGTTTAAAGCAACCAATCCCGGAGTATGGGTACATCATCTACACGATTTAATGGATCGTGGACGATTTACTGATTGGTCTAAGTACGGTAATGATGTTATAGTAGATAATACAAAGGCAGAGGAAACAGGCAATGAGTGAAGATACAATTTATATAGGATGCGAGTGTCATAGCGCAAATCACATCGTCAGAGTAACTATGTTTGAATGGGAAGGTCAAGAACCTCCTGAATTTTATTTAGAATTACAAGCAGATCGCTGCTTGAGTTTTTGGGATCGAGTACAACATGCTGTTCGTTACGTGTTCGGTAATGAGAATCTCGGCTGGCACGATGTTATTCCAAATAAAGCAGACGTTGATAAACTACACAACTTAACTGAACGCTACCTAAACGCATACAAAGCATATGAGGCAAAACAAAATGGCTAATACCTACATCAAAGTCCGCACAGAATTCGAAGGTTATCATTTCTATCCAAATGCTGGAGAAATTGATCCTCGTATTAAATTCCTTGAAAATGAGCATAGACACATGTTCAAGGTAGAAGTTAAAATTAGCGTAAATCACCTTGACAGAGAATTAGAGTTTTTCCTCGTTAAGTGGGCTTTGGCTAATTTTATTCAATCAGGTAATCAAAATCATAAGTCATGTGAAATGATTGCGACTGATATCTTAAACAATCATTTGATTCCCCGTTATGGAGAAGATAGATATTACGAGGTCGTAGTATCCGAAGACGGTGAATCAGATGGTATTATCGAATACAACAGAGGAAAGTAAATGAGTACGTACAAGCGAGCAGAGATCCAGAAAGTTTTTGATGATCTTGATACCTACAGGAATTTCTGTAGAGAATTCGGACATGTGTTTAACGAAGCACATCTCTATAACCCCACAACAGCGTATGGTCAATACCAGCGTTATCGTAGTGGACAACGTGTCACTAATAACTGGAAAGAAGATCGTAGATCATGGCTTGCCCAACAGCGGACGCACTAATGAATCACTGGACCGTGACAATCGAAGAAGATCCAGAGACGGGGGAGTTAGCACTCCCCTTTCCTGATGAGCTAATTGAAAAGATGGAATGGTCTATCGGCGATACATTAGTATTTGAAGATCTCAAAGATGGCTCATTTGCCATCAGGAAAAAAAAGATGACAGTATACATAGTTGATCTAGAAGCAGTTGAAACACGTTATACCGCACAATGGAAAAAACATTTACCCGAACAGATGGCTGCTGCCGGATTACAAGTAACTGTGTTAAGCGGTGGAGAAGTTCCACAGGCAACTACCCCAGGTGCGTTTCTCAACTTTGCAGGTACTAACAGTTATAAAAGCCAACAATTACAGCACATCTCAAGTCTGTTTGCTAATGGTGTAATACAGGATGGTGATTATTTCCTTTATACCGATGCATGGAACCCAACTGTTTTACAATTAAAATACATGGCAGAACTGCTTAAGGTGAAAATACGCATCGGTGGGATGTGGCATGCCGGATCATACGATCCGCAAGATTTCCTCGGTCGATTGATCGGGGATAAGCCTTGGGTGCGTAATGCTGAATCTAGTATGTTCCACTGTTATGATGATAACTTCTTCGCTACACGATTCCATGCTAATATGTTATTGAGAGAACTATTCGACGTAGAACCAATGTTTACCGATGATGAAATAGAACAATGGGAATTAGAGGACTACCCTGGTACTCCGAGAGTACATATTGTAGGCTGGCCTATGGAATATCTTAAGGATATATTAAGTCCTTGGAAAAATACTCCTAAGAAAGACAAGATTATATTTCCACATCGTCTAGCACCAGAAAAGCAACTTAAGATATTCAAGGATCTAGCAGAGTCTATGCCACAATATGAATGGTTTGTAGCACAAGAGCACACACTAACTAAAGATGAATACCATCAACATCTCGCAGAAAGCAAGATCGTGTTTAGTGCTAACTTACAGGAAACGCTAGGCATCAGTATGTATGAAGGTGCTCTAGTTGGAACTTATCCGTTGGTACCAGATCGACTGAGTTATACAGAGATGTGGGAAGGCGGCAGTAAGTATCCAAGCGAAGGTACATTAACATGGGAATCTTATCTAGCAAATAAAGATCGAATGATCGAAGTTATTACTCTCAATATGAGAGGCGAACTCTTGAAAGAATACGCACTACGAAAAGCGTTAACTGTGGGCGATAAATTCTTCAATGGTGCTGCTCTATATAAAGTAATCCTTGACTCTGCGACCTAAATAATCTATATTAATACTAATGCCATCCTCGGCTATAACTCGGAGAATAATTAATGAGTGTTTCTAAAAAAATACGTCAGCGTATCGAAGACGCTGGCGCACGTTATTGGGCTGGTGATAACATCAGCAAGTTTATTGAATCCAATGAACGTGATGAATTGATTAATGAATTACATAATAAATTTGATGCGGTGCTGGATAGTCTTGTGATCGATCGTGAGAACGATCCCAACAGTCATGATACAGGTAGGCGTCTTGCCAAAATGTATGTAAATGAACTGATGCGAGGTCGCTACTATCCAGCACCGGATGCGACAAGTTTCCCAAATGAAATGGAAGATCGATATGAAGGTATGTTAGTTGTTCGAAGTGAACTGCGTAGTGTTTGCTCTCATCATCATCAACCTGTTACAGGCGTGGCATATATCGGTATCATCGCCGCAGACAGACTTATCGGTCTCAGCAAGTATACTCGCATTGCTCAGTGGTGCGCTCGTCGTGGTACTCTTCAGGAAGAACTATGTAATGATATCGCGAAGGAAATCATGAAGGCTACTGGCAGCACAGATGTTGGCGTATATATACAGGCCGAGCATGGTTGCTGTACTAATCGTGGCATTATGGCAAAGAGCAGCCTAACACAGACTACTGTATTGCGTGGGGCGTTTAATACTGACGCAGGTACAAAGAAAGAATTCTTCGATAATATTAAATTACAACAGGATTATTCACGGTGATCAACGATGACGACGATGACGATTCAACTGTCACGATAACAGGTAGTAGTAATCTCGGTGGATTTAGTGGCAGTGGAATATCAAGTCTAACAGCCCCTTCAATATCAACCATAACAGTCGGCGGTGGCGGCGGTGGTGGAGTTGGTGCTATAGGACATACTGGTACTACAGGTAGTTATTATGTTTCTACCGGAACCGGTGGTGGTTCTATGTGGAGTACACCGACTATAAACACTCCTGCTGTTCTTAGCACAAGTAAAGGCAACTCTGTCGATCTCGACGAACTTGCCGAGATGATGAAGATCATGAAGGAACGTCTACTAATACTAATACCTGCTTTTGAAAAACACGAAAAATACGCCGCATTAAAAAAAGCATACGACAACTATAAGATGATCGAAGCACTAATCCAAGAGGAAAGAAAAGATGACTAAAAAAATATACTACGACTGGACACAGATTGATCGATGGTGCCAGCGTATCGCATTGGATATCCTCAAGACGGATTGGCGTCCTGATTATATCGTGGGACTAACACGTGGCGGGTTAGTACCTGGTGTTATGTTAAGTCATATACTGGATATTCCAATGCATACTCTTAAGGTAGCACTCCGTGATGGTCACGAAGATTGTGAAACTAATGCGTGGATGCCCGAAGACGTAGTTGACGGTAAGAACATCCTAATCGTAGACGATATCAACGACACCGGCGATACGCTCGCTTGGATCCGAGATAATTGGGAAAAGAGTGTGTTTAAAGGCGACATCGAATTCCATTGGCACAAGCGTATCAAAGTAGCAGTTATCGTTAATAATCTTGCCAGCAACGAACATATCGATTGGTGTGCTATAGATATTAACAAAGCCGAAGATCCGTCTTGGATTGTATTTCCTTGGGAGGCTTGACATCATGCGTGAGATGTATTATATTAATGTTAGAGGTTTATCATGAGCAAGATTAAGATAAGTGAAATATTCTACAGCCTACAAGGTGAAGGTCAGTACATCGGTGTGCCTAGCATCTTCTTGAGGACGTTTGGTTGTAATTTTACCTGCGGCGGATTTGGTATGCCGCTAGGTGAAGAAAGCCAAGAGCGTGTTAATATCGCGAAGCGTGTAGGCGACTTTAATGACTATAAAGAACTGCCCTTAGTATCAACAGGCTGCGATAGTTATGCTAGTTGGGATCCTAAGTTTAAGCATCTCAGTCCAATGTTAACTGTAGGTGCTATCGTTGATCGTTTCCAAGAACTATTGCCGGAAGGCAAGTTTAGCAGAGACGAACATCTGATCATCACAGGTGGTGAACCGTTGCTCGGATGGCAACGTAGTTTCTCAGAATTGTTAGACGAAATCTATTCAAGGAATATGGGCTTAACACATCTCACATTCGAGACCAACGGTACACAATTCTTATCACAGGACTTTGAACACTATCTCACAACAAAGGCAAATGAAGGTCTCGAGATTACTTTTAGTATCAGTGCTAAACTACCCTGCAGTGGTGAGAAGTGGGAAGATGCCATTCGTCCAGATGTCGTAAAGAACTATGTACGTATTCCAGGCCATCGCAGTTATTTCAAATTCGTTGTTTCTAGTAAGCAGGATGTTATCGATGCTCAACGTGCGGCTGCTGCTTATTCAGTAGCAGGTATTAACATTCCAATCTACCTGATGCCAGTCGGCGGTGTTAATAGCGTGTATGAAATGAACGAAAGAGCTGTGGCAGACTATTGCCGCGACAATGGATTGAGATTCAGTCCACGTATACAAGTGCCGTTATACAAAAATCAATGGGGGACATAAGATGAAATTTGTGACAGTTATGGACATGTGGTTATTGATCATCAACATTGGGTTGATGGGATTTATCATCTACTTTGGACGTAATCTACTCAAGACTATGACCAGATTAATGCATGTCGGTGAGCAGAGAGAACATAATGTAGAGCGACAACGCTGTATTAAACTGATCGAGACAGAGCTCGAACACTACAAAGTAATCAGCGGTATGCGTTTAGATGCCGAAGCCGATCAAGTTGTACACACACTTGAGTACGTACTTGAACAGATCAAGAAGGGTAAGTAATGTTTAATCTAATTAAGAATCTTTTTAAGAAACCCGAGCCTGTGGTTGCTGCTCCAGCGCCAGAATACAAAACTGAAACTACAACCACTGTAAAAATATCCAAACCACGCAAACCTCGAAAGAAACCCAAACCTGTAGCAGAATCAAAAATATCAGAAAAAGATATGGCTACTGCTCGTAATGAGTCATATATTCGAGTAATAGACACACAGTTTGATCCAAAGAATCCCGCAAATGGTTTCTTTGAATTAGATTGGAATGGTGTCTTCATTGACGAATTACGAAAAGCAGGGTATACTGGTGCTACTGAAGAAGAGATAGTCGACAAATGGTTTAAAGCTATTTGTCAAAATGTTGTATCCGAATCAAACCCAAACCAAGAAGTCAGGATCGTATGACAACATACATAATCATCGATACAGCAAATTGTTTTTTTAGGGCCAGACACGTAGTACGTGGTGATGTTGATACTAAACTAGGTATGGCTCTGCACATCACTCTTGCTAGTATCAAGAAAGCATGGACAGACTTTGGCGGTAATCACGTTATCTTCTGTTTAGAAGGGCGTAGTTGGCGTAAAGACTACTATGCACCATACAAACGTAATAGAGCAGAAGCACGTTCGGCTCTTACTGAAAAAGAAGCAGAAGAAGATAAACTGTTTTGGGAAACATTCGATACCCTCAAAGATTTCGTGCGCGAAAAGACTAATTGTACAGTTATGCAACATCCGCAATTAGAAGCAGATGATCTCATCGCAGGGTGGATACAGAGTCATCCAGACGATAATCATATTATCATCTCTACAGATAGTGATTTTGTACAGTTAATCGCACCTAACGTAAAGCAGTATAACGGTGTTTCTAATACGTTAATCACACACGAAGGTTATTTTAACGATAAAGGTAAACCCATTTTTGATAACAAAACAAATAAGCCAAAAGAAACTGCTAATCCCGAATGGCTTTTGTTTGAAAAATGTATGCGTGGTGATCCAACTGATAATGTATTCAGCGCATATCCTAAGATCCGTAAAAATAAGCTACAAGAAGCATTTGAAGATCGTAAAAACAAAGGCTTTGTTTGGAATAATATGATGCTTCAGCGTTGGGTTGATCACGAAGGTGTTGAACATCGTGTATTAGATGACTACGATCGCAATCGTAGATTAATCGACTTATCCGCACAACCCGACGACATTAAAGAAATAATCAAAGAAACTATCGCTACCAATTCAGTACCTAAAAACGTCGATCAAGTTGGCCTCAGATTAATGAAATTCTGTGGTCTTTTTGATCTGGTAAAAATTAGTGAACAAGCCCAGGCTTATGCAGAGCCATTAAATGCAAAATATCCGGAGAAAACACATGGATGAATTTAAAGCTAAACCTATTATCGACGGCAAATTCTGGATCATCGAAGATCATGGAAACAAGATCGGAACACTAGCAAAAGATGAAACTGATAAATTTGTATTAAATGCTAAAAATACTAGATCAGTCTACAAAGATATAAAATCCTTAGAAAGAAATTTTGGTAAAAACTTCTTCATCAGTGCAAAGAAAGAAGACATTGAAGTCAAAAACGAAATCTATGGATTTAATACTAACTGTGAACCTCATAATCCAATGTATGATGTCAAAAAGAAACTTCCATTGTTTACTAAAAGCGATGCTAGTAAGAGTGTATATTGTGCAGGGTACTATGCAATTAAGTTTGAGAAAGGTTGGGTACGTAGTTTCTGTCCTAAGTTAATTACAATACAACGATACGAATCTAAAGGCCCATTTAGGACCGAATTAGAACTACGTCAGGTGTTGTCCAATGTCAACAAATGATATATCAATTGTTGTATTAGAAGATTTTATTAAAAAAGTCAGATCTGTATCTAAGGCCAAACAAAAACAATTAAATATACCAACTGAAGAAGCTGAAACTTTAGTCTATCATCTAAATTTAACCTTATTAAAGTTAGTTGATAAATTACAAACAGCAGAAAACAAGAATAAAGAAGATTCTCAAATCTTAGTAGTTAGCATGGATGGCGGCGGATTCGAAGAAACACGATAAATATCATGTATAATTTCGTAAGGAATACGCATGAGCCGTCCAAAACCTACTGTTATTTTAGAATACGTTAACAAGAAGAATTACAAGATGGATCAAGTTCTCGAAGCCGAAGCAATCTGGGCGGTGTTCTATAAAGAAAAACCCTTTAACTTAAAAAGCAGTAGTGTAGTTGCTAACTATCCTGGTCCTAAGTATAAGAAAACAGCATTTAGTAATCCCGGACATGCACATAATCTAGCCAAGAAATTGAACGCACAGTTTAAGACCGAAGACTTCCAAGTAGTTAAGTTAACTTCAGGAGAAGTTGTAGAATGGCAATCAGTAAAGATACCTTAACACGTATCTTCTTAAAACAAGCAGGCCTTACAGTCACTGACGACTCTGTGCGTAAAGCATCATTTAAATGGTGGAAGAATCCTCGAGACAAGCAAGAAGGCGGATTAGCACTTACGGACGAAGGCCTAGATCACCTTGCTGTTACGCTAGGTCTTAGATACTACGAAATTCCATTCCCTAAAAACTTCGAATTTACGACACAGATCGTATTGTTCTTAGATCAATTCATAGACTGTCCAAATTACTACACTAAAAAAGCCATACTAGTATTCAACGAAAAGAAGGCCGCGGAACTGATGCTATTCTCCGGAGATGTCCGTAAATACGGAACAGCAAAGGCTATGGCTAGACAGCGTGACTTAAATGGTTGACCTGCCACTTGACACGTTATATATAGATGCTATTATACATTATAGACATTTAAACACAGGAGTAAACAATGTCAGATTTAGCAACTCGTACCGTTAGCATCAACAGCGCAAAGTCCGCATTGCGTCATGCATTTAAAAAGCGTCGTCCACTGTTTATTTGGGGTCCCCCAGGTATTGGTAAATCTGACGCAATCCATCAGTTAGGTACAGAACTCGACGCTCACGTTATCGACGTGCGTTTGAGCCTTTGGGAACCTACAGATATTAAAGGCATTCCGTATTTTAATAGCGTTGATAATACTATGTCATGGGCACCTCCAGTAGAACTTCCAAACGAAGAACTCGCAAGCAAGCACGAACACATTATCCTGTTCCTCGATGAAATGAACAGTGCTCCGCCAAGCGTACAAGCGGCTGCTTATCAACTCGTCCTTAACCGTAAGGTTGGTACTTACAAGTTGCCAGATAATGTGTTCATTGTTGCCGCAGGTAACCGCGAAGCAGATAAAGGTGTTACTTACCGCATGCCTGCTCCGTTGGCAAATCGTTTCGTCCACTTGGAACTGCGTGTTGACTTTGAAGATTGGTTGAACTGGGCTATCGACAACAAGATCCACAAGGACGTCGTTGGTTATCTGAGCTTTGCTAAACAGGATCTTTATGATTTCGATCCTAAGACTGCAAGCCGCTCGTTTGCTACGCCACGTTCGTGGGCATTTGTTAGCGAATTGCTCGACGACGACCTTGGCGAAGGTACACTTGCAGATCTCGTTAGCGGTGCTGTAGGCGAAGGTACTGGTGTTAAGTTCATGGCACATCGTAAGGTTGCTGGACGTATGCCTAACCCAAGCGATATTTTGGCAGGCAAGGTCACTGAACTTAAAGTCAAAGAGATCTCAGCAATGTATTCACTCACAGTGTCTATGTGCTACGAGCTTAAGGATGCTGCTGACAAGAAAGTCAAAGACTGGGATAAGATGGCGGACTACTTCTTCCGCTTTATGATGGATAACTTCGAAACAGAACTGGTTGTTATGGGTGCCAAGGTCGCGCTTACTAACTACGATCTTCCAATCGACGCAAGTCGTATGAAGAACTTCGATGAGTTCCACGATCGCTTTGGCAAGTACGTAATTGCTGCCAATAGCTAAGAGCTCCTGTTATAGCACCGTTGACAATTCCGTTAACGGTGCTATACTATTACTATAAACAAAGGAGATGACAATGGCCGTTAAAGAACGCTCAAAAAATGATTATAAGAAAATCGAAGAAAAACTTATCACAGCACGAGTTGGACTCTTGTTGCGTCATTCGTTTTTCGGCAACTTAGCAACACGATTGCGTATGGTAGATTGCACCGACGATCCGCGCATTAATACCGCGGCAACAGATGGTCGTTGTTTCTATTACGACATCAACTTCGTTGATAAACTAACTCCTAAACAAAACGAGTTCTTGTTCGCTCACGAAGTTCTTCATAACGTGTTCGATCATATGACACGCCGCGGATCACGCGATCCTGATATTTGGAACATCGCAGCAGACTATGCGATCAATCAAATCCTCATCGATGACAAGATCGGCGAACGTATTACACAGGTTAAGATTTTCCAAGATAACAAATATCGCGGCAAGAGTGCGGAAGAGATCTACGACATTATCTTTAAAAAATATGACTTACAGCAATTACAAGCACTTGGTGAACTGTTAGATCAGCATCTCGATCCTGAGAAAGACGGTAGCCCAGATGGTAAGGGTGGTAAGAAACAATACACCAAAGAAGAATTACGTAAGATCCGCGATGAGATGAAAGAAGCTATGATCTCCGCCGCACAATCAGCAGGTGCTGGTAATATCCCTGCTGGTGTTAAGCGTATGATCAGCGAGCTCACCGAGCCCAAGATTGATTGGCGTACTATGTTACGTCAGCAAATACAGAGCACGATCAAAGCAGATTACACCTGGATGCGTCCAAGCCGTAGAGGGTGGCACACTAACGCGATCTTGCCTGGTATGAACTATGATCAAACTATCGACATCTGTGTAGCGATCGACATGTCGGGCTCTATCAGTGACAAACAAGGCCGAGACTTCCTCAGCGAAATCAAAGGTATCATGGATCAGTTCAAAGACTTCAGCATTAAACTATGGACTTTTGATACACAAGTCTATAACATGGCACATATTACTGCTGATACCATCCACGAGTTTGATACGTATGAACTTAAAGGTGGTGGGGGTACCGACTTTGAGGCCAACTGGAAGTTTATGAAAGATGAGAATATCGTTCCTAAGAAATTCATCATGTTCACAGATGGTTTTCCGTGGGGGTCATGGGGTGAAGAAGATTACTGCGATACTATCTTCATCATCCACGGACCCGAAAGCATTAAGCCACCGTTCGGTGCTCACAGCCATTATGAGTTTACGGCTATCTAATGGAACTAGAAAACATTAACCCACTTAATGTATTTGAGGCGAGGAGGTTTAACTTCCTCGCACCCCATCTTATTCCTATAGAAGTGTCACTAACTAACTTTTATTATTATGAAGATACCGTAGTTAGTTGGATTGAACATAATTTAAAAGGTAGATATTTCTACGGAAATGTAACTAAACTAGTTGATAACCGTATAGTTACCTGCAAGGCAATCGCATTTGAAGAACAATACGAGTCAACTTTATTCCTTTTAAAATGTCCGCATATTGGCCAAAATTAAGGTTGTTAAATCCACTAAACGGTTATATACTAAAGAATCAATCGAAAAGGAGATATTCATGGTTGACGAGAACACACAAACACCCGAAGACGCTATAAACACAGCAGCACCGGAAACAGCAGCACCGGAAACAGCAGCACCGGAAACAGAAGAAGCAGCAGATCTGAATCTCAATGATCTTAATGCATTGAGATCAATTATCGATGTTGCTAGCACCCGTGGTGCATTTAAGGCAAACGAAATGGTTGCTGTTGGAACAGTTTATAACAAACTCGACAAGTTCCTAACACAAGCCGTAAAGGCACAACCAAATGCTTAAACACGTAGGTAAGATGAAGCATAATAACGCCAAGGTATGTGTCGTTTATCGTACACTACCCGGCGAAGCTTACTCTGCCTTAGTTGTTGGTACTTCTACTCTCAGTGAACAATATCATAATGCTATGATTAAAGAGGTAGAATCTTTGCAGGGACAAGAATCTAACGAGTTAGGGGATCTATTAAACACTCGATATTTCCCTGACGGTACAAACATGCTTCATCAGTTGCATCTAACTAAAAAACTAGTTAAAGTTCCAACCGATGGAGTAGTTATGACTCCATCCAGTAATTCAGAAATCATGCTAGATCAATTAAACATCATGATAGCTGAACAAAAGAACGTTGCGATCGACGACCTAGCGATCACTAGTGATTCTAAACAACATCGTCTCAAGAGTGAAAATGTAGATGTTAAAGACATATCTGATCCTGGTAAAAATCAAGACAATATTGAAATAACAGATCACACTAGCAAGACAACAACATCAAGCAATAATGTTGAAAGTCTAGTACCCCCACCCAAATCAACTGAGACGATTAAACCGCTAGAATCTGCTAGAGACTATCGTAGCGAAGCAGATCGCCTCTATAAGGAAGCAGCGAAACTAAGAAAAATGGCGGACGAGTTAGACCCGCCCAAAAAGAAAGTGTCAAGTGTCGCTAGTACCGAAGAGGCCACTCAATAAAACAATAATAGACCAGTGGCCAGAGATCTTCGGTGATGTTGATTTAACTGCGATCCCTGTCCCCTATCTTCATAGTGTTATGATCACGTTCAATGATGGACGTCAATGGAATGTAGTTCTTAAACCCGAAGAACGCGAGTCCAATAATGGAGATATACCAAAAAGTTTAAGCGAACTTTTTGAATCATATCAAGATCAAATACAAAATGTTGATTTTCGGTTAGATGTTGAAAAGATAAAAGAAGACATAACCCAAAGTACTAGAAGATTTTTAAAGAGGAAAAAGAAAAAATGACACTAAGGTCTGATATTGATTTTACTACTGATAAAAATTATGTTCCAGTACTAGATCACGGATTTGTAGGCCTCGTAGATCACATGGGTGACGACTCTGCTATAGCTCAAGCTGCTCGGGTAAGCTACGGTAAAGGTACTAAATCAGTACAAACTGATAGAGGATTAATACGTTATCTTATGCGACACGAACACACTACTCCATTTGAGATGTGTGAAGTTAAATTCCATTTAAAATTACCAATCTTTGTTATGAGACAATTGGTCAGGCACAGGACTGCTAGCCTAAATGAGTATAGTGCCCGATACTCTGAGATCACAGATGAATTCTATCTACCCAATCCCGAAAATCTCAAGCCACAGAGTACAACCAATAAACAAGGTCGCGACGGTGAACTCACAGACGAACAGCGAGCACACGTCGTCGCAGATCAACTCGAAGCGTGGGATCATTCCTATAACATCTACAAGCAGCATATCGACAGTGTTGGGTTGGCTAGAGAAACTGCTAGGGCGATCCTTCCAGTAGGGGGCTATACTGAGTGCTATTGGAAGGCTAACCTAAAAAACTTCTTACACATGGCTCGCTTACGTATGGATAGCCATGCACAGTGGGAGATACAAGAGTTTTCCCGTGCTATGTACGAACTTGCTAAACCTCATTTCCCAATAGCTTGTGAAGCATTTGAAGATTACTCTGTAGATGCTATTAAAATAAGCAAACAAGAAGTAAGTTTACTTAAACGTCTTATGAAGAGCTCTTGGGAAGATCTAATAACTAATTATCGCGCTGAGGATGTAATTCGTACAGAATACGGACTTAGTAAGCGCGAATTGGAGGATTTTAAGAAGTCCTGGCTATAACGGTATAAGATAAATAAAGTACTAGGTCAGGAGTTTCCCAATGTCATTGAAATTAAGAAGAGGTACAAATGCTGAAAGATTAGCAATCATCCCAGCGGAGGGTGAGCTAATATACACTACAGATACCAAAGAGCTTTACGTTGGCGATGGAAGTACTTTAGGTGGTAAGATTGTTGGATCTCTTCATGGAAATATTACAGAAAATCTAAATCTAGGATCACATAGTATAACTGGAACACGGTTATCAATAGATGGTGTTAGCGGAAATATAACAGCAGCATCAACTACAACAAATCTAAAAGGATCCGTTTTTGCAGACGATAGTACACTATTAGTAGATGGCATAAATGGAAGAATCGTTGGTACGATTTATACCAATGTTGGAAATATACAAATAACAGGCGGAACTAGCGGACAATATCTAAGAACTGACGGTTACGGTAATCTAAGTTGGCACGGTATTATAGGCGGTAGTGGGTCATCGAATTTAGCAGATTTGCTTGATGTAACTATAACCGATATAACAACGAATGATATATTAAAATGGAATGGTTTTAATTGGACGAACAATTCTAATAACTTAGTAGATTTGCCCGATGTAACTATAACCGACATAACAACGAATGATATATTAAAATGGAATGGTTCTCATTGGATGAACGATTCTAATAACTTAGTAGATTTGCCCGATGTTGATATATTATCTGTACGCACAAATCAGATATTATCATATAACGGAGCACATTGGGCCAATACAAGCCATTTTGTTGGAGATATGTCTGGATCAGTATTTTCCGACGATAGTAATAAAATAATTGATGGGATAACTGGTGACATAACCGGTGAATCAATTAAAGCAACAGTATTTTATGGTAACAACATTACTCCAAGAGTATCGTTAACATTCGATGATGGGGTTGAAGAAAGATTAACAATATACGGAGAAACCGACGGTACACTAGCTCGTAATTCATTGATTTCTATTCGTGGATATAGAGGAATGTTAACAGATCAGCAGCCTACATTAGCAAACGATGTACTAGGTGGATTATCGTTTGACGGTTTTACTGAGAATGGATATTCTGTATCTTCAGGAGTTATTGCATCCTGGAGTGCAACAGCTGATTTTTCAAAATCTTTTCCTGATTCTAATGTAACTTTATTAACAGGCAACAATAGTGATGATTTCTTTAATCAATTTACGTTCAACGAAAAAGGAGTATTTAATGCTCCAATTATTAAAGCATCAAATTACGGCACTAGCAGCTACCCAGCTGATCCAGAAAAAGGTTGGATTATTTTCGATAACCTAACAAACCAGTTTATGGGATACAATGGTACAGGGTGGGTTGCTTTTACTGCTAGTCCTTAACAAAAATAAATTATGTTAAAAACTATCTCAATTTTCCATCATTGTAAATAATTGAAAGATTTTTTTTCGTAGTAGTACCATCAATACCGGTAGAAACTCCTATTCTATGATAATTATTATATCTCATTTTTATCTTATTGTGATAAACTAAAATAGGATCCTGAGAAAAAATTTCCCACGATTTTTCACTATCAAATTCTATAACAGTAATACTTTTCATGTTATCATCACTAATAGTAGTATTGTATGAAAGAATAAGATTAGATTTTATATAAACTTCGTCAATATAATTATGAATATCGTCGTCGCTTATAAAAAATTCTGTTGTATCTTGTTGTTTTATAGATATTATTTGTATTTTAAACAATAAAGTTTTCTTTTTCTTTTATTTGAATAAAGTCTTTTGTAACTAATATACAACTTGGAAGTATAGTATCGTTATGAGATATCCAATTAAATGGTTTAGACATATCTAATCCTTTACCTATACAAATCCAAGGTCTTGGAATAAAATTATCAACTGTATATGTTCCGTATTTTATATGTAAAGTGTCTTCAACTCTAGCAATTCTAGGATCAAAATAATTTAATACATTACAAAATGCTAACTGATAACCTTTTGAAATTGCTAACAATCCAATTTTAGAATATAATCTTCCCATATTAAACCAATAATTTGTATCAAATTCTGTCGGAGGAACACTAATTAATAAAGGAGCATTCATTTGAGGTGCTTTAATGTCACCGTTCTTTTCTCCCATTGTTTCCCAATATATTGCTAATGCATAAATTTTCTTTCTTATTTCTTGATCAGTAATCATAATTTTATAACCAGGATTATTCTCTAATAGGAATTGATCAATCATACTACTAATTTCAAAGAAAGTTTCTTCATCTACATTACTATTAAAATCAAAACTTCTGTGAGCATGTTTTAAAGTTTGTTGTTTAACAGTATTAAAATCGCCATCGATATCTCCCTGCAATACTATAAATTCTACATATTCTTCATTATTTGTTATTTTATAATCAATATTACTTTCTTTTAAAACACATTCTAAACTTCCAACTGCAAGTCCAATATGCTGCCATTTTTCAAAAGTATGAATATGAGTTGGCATGAATATTTCATCTTCTCGTCTCGGATCTAATGATAAAAATTTATCAGTTGGAGTAAATTTTAGTCGAATTGAATCATCTAAAATTGAAATATCACATCCATAATACGTCCTTCCGCAACGGCAAGGTGCAAGATATAACGTTTTTTCGATTGCTCTAAGTAATGCTGACATATTGAAACTCCTTGTATTTTTTATTTATCTATATTGTTTATTGCGATCCAGCATTAAAAATTTTAAAAAATACGCAATCGGCGCACTAGTATCAATTTCCCACCATTTAAATCCTAAATCAATTGCTCTAGGTCGACTATGGTGATTATTTTGAAGCAACCCACTGAATATACCTAGAAAAATATAATGTAATATTAAATTATTATTTGAGTCATCGACTGTATTCTTAAGTCGATAACTTAATGGAAAATCTTTAATATGACATAACCCAGCACATGCCATGCCCAAAACAATTATAAATCTCCCAAGCAAGATTATTTTAAATAAAATAATTGGTGCTATAAAATACAATGTAATTAAAGTAGCTATTGATAAAGATATTGAGTATTCTTCACAAAATTGTGTCCATTTGTCGTTTATTAATCTAGAACTAGTTTTTACTCCTGTCCTAATAACCTTATTAACATCAGGAATTTGAAAATTACAAAGAAACTCTATAGGTAATGTTATTGCCGATCCAAACCAAAATTCTTTAAAATTGACATTATCTGCTTTTCCTTGATCTGCATATATGTGATGTGCTGGATGCCAAATACACAAGTATCGTACAGGACCATGAGATTGATTTACCGAACATAAAAATGTTAATATTTTATATGTTATACTATCAACATTGATTGGAAATACCGCATGAGAACAAATTCTATGTGCAAAAGTTTCTTCAATAGTTATTATATATATTGTGGCTAATAATAACCAGTACCATTGATTTTGAATATCCATAATTGAATCGAAAAACTCATATCCGCCAATAAATATCATTGAAAATACCAAAATAAGTCTAACAATGATTTGTAATTTATTTTTTTGATATAACTTAATATTATCCATCATTGATATTTATGTTAAAATAAAATTAGAAAAAAATTAAGTGATAAATTACTATATACAAAAAGGATAGAATTATGAAAGTAAGTGATAAATTACTATATACAAAAAGGATAGAATTATGAAAGTTAGTAAAATACCTGGCCTTGGAAGATTTGGAATCTTTATTGATGATGTAAACTTTGAACACCTCACAGACGAAGAGTGGACCGAGATCGGTAAACTACATCTACAGAATTTCGTAACCATCATTAGAAACTGTAATCTAAACTGGGAAAAACAGGCCGAATGGTGTATGAAGTGGGGAGATACTCGCTATGGTATACGTTATCTAATTCTAAAGAAATATCCTGGCAAGTCTTGGTCACAAGTGGTACAGCTTTCTCTAAAGGATGATCCTAGTATCGACCCTATTGATCGTTTAAGGTTACAAAATATAGCTCGAATGCAGCAAGTTAGTCCAGAAGGACGCCATGTAATGCGAGTCACAGGCAAGCGAGATGCCGAAGGTAATGCGCTTGGCATGTTTGCTGAAGGTGAACTTCTTTGGCATTCTAATGAGAGTGGAACGCTAACAGCCACACCCGGAGTTGCCTTATTAGCAGCCGAGAACGTAGTTGGATCTGCTACAGGGTTTATTACCACTCCAGACTATTATGAATCAGTAAGTAATGCCTTTCGTAGTGAACTCGATGAGATGACATTGATACATCGCTTTACTCCTGGCAAGATTAATCCTGGGCTTAGGATAGAACAAGATGAGGTTATGCACGCCAATATGTGCCCAGAAGATGATGCCGAGATTCCTATGATCATGCGTAGCCCTGGCGGAACGTTAGGTCTACACTATAGTATCAATACAGTACATAGTATCAAAGGAATGAGTAAAGTAGATTCCGATAAAGTGTTTGATGCCATTAACAAAGAGCTGTTTACTGAGAAATATATATATGATCATTGGTATAAGAATAACGGGGACTTCTGTCTATTTGATAATTCTATAACACTACATCGCAGATTGGGAGATATCAAAGACAGACTTTGCTATCGTATCCAACACGACTATTCCAATCTCCAAGACGGATTCTGGCAACCATATCTCCAAGAAGATTTTGCCAAACTCTACGAGGAAGAAATCAAATACTATGTAGAATTAGCAGGTATTAAAGGTTTTAAATTACCAAAATGAAAATTTTATGCACAGGGAATCCTAAAAAAGGTATTGCTAAAGAAATTTGTAATCTATTCCCTAATGCTGATTTTATTTCTAGAACAAACGGATATGATTTAAACTCTATTAATGGTCAAGAAGATTTTAAAAATATAATATCAAATTATGATGTTTTTATAAATCATAGCCAACTAGACATCGGTGTTCAAATAAAATTATTAGAATATACTAATAATGCATGGGATAAAGGTATTGTTATTAATATCGGTAGCATAATTGAATTTCCTAAATGGGAATGGATAGATTTAGAAGCAGCAATTGATAAAAGAAAATTAAGAGATTTAAGTTTAAACTTGATAAATGAGAATTTTAAAACTAGTTATCTAATTTTAGGAGGTTTAATTTCTGATTGTGCAGTTGAATATTTAGATCCTTTACGGATTTATCCTTCAAAAGTAGCTAATATAATAAAATGGATTTTAGAAAATGACCTCGATATTCCATTAATTTATATTGATAAAATGTCAGATAAATTATCTAATTTTTGGTTGGATAAAAAAACCTCATGAATAATCAAAAACTTTATTATTTTTCTGATGCAAAATTTTTGAAACTCGATATTTCGATACCACATGAAGAAATTTTAGAAGAATGTAAAAAATTAAAAAATAGATTCACCAATCATAGAGGAAATTCCCACAATGGATGGAAAAGTCTTTCTTTATACGGATTAGCTGAGAATAAACACGAAAGCTGGCAAGACTATAACTACAGTTCAGCTATTGAAGCAGCTAAAGACTTTGTTTGGACAACTGCTGCTGATGATTGTCCTATAACTGTTAATTGGTTAAAAAATAATTTCCCTTGTCAAAGGTTTGGAAGAGTTAGATTTATGCTAGTTGAAGCAGGAGGGCATATAGGATTGCACTCCGATACAAAATATAGAATATTAGAAAATATAAACATATCAGTAAGTAATCCAAAAAATTGTATTTGGCAATGGGGCGACGGAGAGGAATTATTTATGGAGCCCGGAAATGCCTATGCAATGAATATTAGCTACGAACACGCAGTGTATAATAGAAGCAATGAAGATAGATTTCATTTAATTGTAGCAAGACATGATTCAACTTTAGAGTGGCAAAAACTTATCAATGATGCTGCTAAAAAATCTAATATTGTTGGGCATTACGAACAACACGAAATCGCTGTTTAACCTAATATTTTAGAACTTGCCCAATCGTAAATATGCCATGGTAGTTTCGTTAGTTGATTTATATCTGTTAAATTAAATTCTTCGACTTTACCAAATAATTTCCGTTCAGACTGATAATACCCGTCGGATGCTCGAGATGTCATCATTAATGTAATATTTGGATCTTTATTTTTTAATTTTAATAATAAACTATTTTCACAACTTATACGATATTTCAAACTCTGAGTGGCAATATATGGACAATGTGTAAAGACGTCACTAAGATTTATAATTGTATTTTTTCCTGCTAAAAGCCAATTAAAATCGTATTCTGACATATAATCTATTAAAATAAAATCAAAATTTATTTTTTTAACTTTATTCCAAATGTTTGTCCAATCGTTTTCTTCTATAAATTTTTCCCACTCTCTTTTCGTATAATCAATATAAGCATCAATATCACGATCAAAACTACTAGGCAAAACAGGCATGTGCTTACGATAAAATTCAGGATAATCTTTTCCATCCCATTCTGTTACTAATAATTTCATAAATTGTAAACAATTATAATTGATATCAGTAAATATTACTTTAGTATCATCAGTTATGCCAATATTACAAATGTTTGTTGCCCAATATAACCCAATGCCTACAGTCACGTATTGTTCTACAGGCCCATTATAATCAATTTTTTTCTTAAATGTATCACTATTCCACGAAGAATAAAAATTATTACAGAAAAATTGATTATAATATATTTTAGATAGTCTTTTAAGAAATACATGATCATATTCGTAATATAGATAATATTTGTTATCTCTTATTTTACTTCCTACATCTATTAATATCTTATTATTTTTGAGTGCTACAGAAATAATATTCCATCCGTGGCATTTCATTTCATATTTTTTTTCTTTTGTACCCGAAATTATCCATTTTGCTATTTCGTCATCATTATATAATTTTTCATTACTTCTTATTGGTTCAATTTGAATATGTTCTTCACTCTTTTGTGAACCAATAAATGGCTTATTAAGATCTAAATATTCTACCATGTTTACGATGTAAAATTGATGATGCAGTTCATAATACCCATTTTTCCAATAAGAATTTTCATTTCTTTCTAATATATGTCCAGATATAAAGAAGTCTTGCTGACATATTTCTTCGATTGCTAAAAAAATTCTATCAGATAATCCTAAATACGTACCAGAAGAAACCACAACAGTATGCGTGTAGAAAATATCTAAACTAACTTTCTCTAATAACTTATCTTCATCTTTATCGATAAAAATATCAAAACCAAATGATTTAAATCTATGAATTAAAAAATCTGTTATATTAATTGAAATTTCTCTAGCCCAATTACTTTGACATAATGAATGATTATCAACAATACAACATGCTATACGTTTCTTTTTTTCTATACTAAATTCCATTACCATTTTGGGTATCTCGCTAAATCGTCCGAAAATTTATCAGGAAATAATTCCCAAACCGTTTGATTTGTTGAACGATAATAAACTTCTTTAATCTGTTTCATTATACCTTTTCTTTCTAAAGCGGGTCCAAAAATAGTATGAACTTTTTTTTGAGTTCCAACTTCATTTTTATTTGTAGTTATGTATAATCTAGCATTCTGTGGAGCCCAATTTATACATGTTGGTATTAAAAATTGAGATGTTGGATTCTGATGTTTGGTAATCACACTTATGGTTCTCAATGCTGTATTATAATTATCGGATAGTTTGTCAGTAAATACACACGTACGGGCCGCGATCCTAAAACTATTTTCTCCCATAACATCATCAAAACTATGTACTGCCACACTACCAACTGCACTATTGTTATAATATAAAATCCAAACTTTCCAATGTTTTTCATTTTTAAAACAGTCTATCATATTTTTTTGAGAGGAATTATTCATAAATCCTCTTGCAGCAGCATCTTTATAAAATTCTTCTAAATTTAATTCATTAGACCAAGGGATTATATTATACATTTTACCTTCTCGATAAATTCTTTTGGATAATTAGTTCTAAAACTTTCCCAACAAAGATTTTCAAGTACATTAAAAGTTTGTGGTTCGTACCAATCTATATTCAAAGATGTTGTATATCTCTGCATTTCCAATTTTCTATTATCACTTAAATGACTTTGATGTTCAGCTATAGTGATTGGGCCTTCATTTTCTAAATATGTAAAAAAATAATTAATACTTTTAAGCCGTCCGTTGACTATAAAATAACTACTAGGATGCATAGAAAATTTATACCATCGATTATCCTTATGTGCTTTTATAATTCTTAACATTTGATCTTGCCAATCTGATAAAATTAAATCAAAACTACATGATTTATCTAAACTCTGTTGCCAAAAATCAACACCGTCAATTTTTAAATATATTTTAAAATTTAAAAAATCTATATCTAATATTTCCGGAACCATGTCGGGGTTGTGCAATGCCATATCTTGTAAAAAATGTAATTCTCGTTGCCATTTAATATACATAAGTTCTGGGTCTACTACTTGATTTTTTCCTTTATGATAATCACTATCATTAACATAATGCTGCACAAAAACCTTTTTATCTTCGCTTATCAAACTTGTATAAATTAAATTATTTCTCCAAGGCGTATTACCCGGAACTTGATTATAATAATAGTTATAATTCATTCTTACCTCTTGCAGATATAGTTATCAATAAGTAATAAAGTTAGGAATAATTTAGATAAAATGATTAAGTGGTTTAAAATTTTATTTTCACGATTATTAAAAAAAAAGAAAAAACCACCGTTTATTTATTGGTAATATGAAAGAATTATTATGATCCCGACTAGGTTAGTTGTTTATGGTTGCAGTATCACTTCTGGTTTTGAATTAGCAGATACTATTATTTTTTCAGATTTAACAGAAAAAGAAATAGATAATAAGAAAAAAAAGATAGATATAATCGAATACATCAATTGGCAAAAAACAAAAACATCATTAGATCAAATTAAAGAATTAGAAAGAAACTTAGCTTGGCCTAAATACATAGCAGATGATTTAAATATAGAATACATTAATAAAGCATTTCCCGGCGGTGATACTGATTCGTCTATATTTTTATTAGAAAAAGATATCAATTCAAAATTTATTTTAAAAACAGACATAATTATTATAGCACATACTGATATTAGAAGATGGTTTTGGATAGATAATAATGGAATATCACACAACGGTTGTCTCGGGGGGACAGATAAACGATGGCCAACAGCAAGATTCCATAAAGATTTTGATAGATATGTAGCAAATAAGTATCATTTAGGGTATCACTGGTATAAAAATATTAAATATTTAGATATGTTATCTAAAAATCTTAACGGAATGTTACTACAACAATATTGTTATAGCAAATTAGATCAAGAATTATTAATGGATTTTCAAACTGACTTTACATCGTTAATCGATAATCAATACTCTTTCAAAAACATCTTAGATTTAAACGATTATGCTAACTTACACGTATTCGGACATCCAAAAGTAAATTATCATAAAACATTTGCTAGTCACTTATTAAATAGAATAAGAGAAAAAATACTATGAATCTATTAACAAATACTGTATCTCTTTGCGAACACTGTTATAGACATGTCCCAGCTATACGATTTGAAAGAGATGGAAAAATTTGGTTAGGAAAAACATGCGAAGAGCACGGGAATGTTGAACATATAATTGAACCAGATTCAAAATTTTATAAAGATTTTATTTACCCTCGATGGGAATATAAAACTTATTTTATAGAAGTCACAAATCATTGTAATCTAAATTGCCCACACTGCTATCAAATTCCGAATAATTCTAGTATAAACAGATCGTTAGAAGATATTATTTCTCAAATTTCTAATTATCCCAACGACGGGTATTCGATATGCCTAGCAGGAGCAGAACCGACTGTAAGAAAAGATTTAGACCAATTAATTAGAGAAATAAACAATCTTCCTGGAAAACCTAGAGATATAATAATTCTCACTAATGGGGTAAACTTGTCAAAAATAGAATATGCTAAAAAATTTATTAATATAAAAAATATCTTTTGGACTTTTGGATTAAATCATCCAGACTATCATGGAAATTATATTAGAGATAAACAGTTATTAGGATTACAAAATTGCATCGATTTAGGTCTCAATATTAAAAATATAAGTTATACCCTAGAAGGCTTACATCAATTAGAATACTGCTTAACAGAGATATTAGATTTTCGTTCTAGATTTTGTGAAAAATTTAGAATACGAGTTAGTGCCGATATAGGTAGAAACCCTAAGGAACCCGATATATATCTAAGTCAATTAGTTAAATCTGTACAAAAAATATGTGAAAAGAATAATTGGACGTACAAAGAAGAAATGTCTTCAGGAATTAGAGCACATTTTCCTGTCTACATCAATGATGTTTATATAAAACTAATTCAATGGCCGAATGTTAAAACAATTGATTTAGAAGAAATGCAAACAGAAACCTGGGCAGATTTTTTACCCGGAAAACCTATTAGTTCACTCATTCATCAAGCTATACTACGAGATGCTATAATAAATAAAAATATAACACTCAACGATACCATACCTGAAAGATTTAGAAGATGATAAAAGGAATAAACAATCAACACTATTATGATTTAGAATCATATTTAGATATGGAATCATTTCAAAAATTACAACCCGAAATTTATACAGGATTTGCCGAAGCAAGAGAATTTGCCAAAGAAGGTACTTGGATGAAACCGGGATTTACATGGAAAGATTCAAGTTATATTATAAATTGGAAACCAATCCCCTATGCTTTAGAAGAATTTATTGAATTGCCAGATGATGATCCAATTAAAATCGAAGGAATGAAATTATACAAAGATTTAAAAAATTATCAATGCCGTAATAAATTTACAAGATTTTTAAAAATGGCAATGGGTGCTTACGATCCTTATATATATTATTTTTTATGGGAAGAAGGATCATGGGATGATAGAACAGCACCTCGTAAACTAACCGAAGAAGCTCAATTTTTTCCTAATGTAGTTAAGTGGGTTGAGGAATTACAAGGTACTGTATTTGAACATATCGGTCGTGTTATATTCTTCCATTGTGAAGCTGGGGGTATTCCATTCGAACATAGAGATTTAGATGCAAAAAACGGAATAGATGAAAGATTCCCGCATCGAAACGAATTTATACATATACGACCCAATACTAAAAAAGCCATGTATATTTGGGATCCTAAAACCAAAAATAAAGTATATATAAATACAAGAGCCGGATGGTGGAATGATCAAGATTGGCACGGCGGTGAAATGATAATGGAACCTAGTTATTCATTACGCATCGATGGAAGATTTACAGAAGAATTTCGTAAGAAACTAAGCATAGATCATTTGGAGAACTATTGATGAAATATATCGGAAATTATGAATCCTGGATAAAACAAGAATGGATTGATTATATGAAAAGACCCGACACTGGATACTTTTCTCCTAGAGACTATAGCGACGAAAAAATAAATGAACCTGGGATTAAAAAACTATTCACAGACACCGAATGGGATAGAAATGGAGTATTTGCTATATCGTACGAAAAAGAAAATTTTCCGTTTAATATAGAACTACCTATAGATTTTTCCGGCTATGACTCCGAATGGTGGTTTATGAAATTTACGTGTGGGTTAGGTCAACCAATACATCAAGATATGCCAATGGACGACAAGTATACCGAAGTAAAACGTTTCTGGATGGCTTTACAAGATTATGAACTAGGCCATCTGTTTATATACGATAGTGACAAAATACTAACTGGATATAAACGTGGAGATATATATCAATATGAAGATCTCGATATGTGGCATACCGGTGGAAACTTAGGTAATCATACTCGATTAACATTTAATATGACGGTATACAAATAATGAAATACATAGGTAATTATTCCGATTGGGTGCAAGACGAATGGGTAAGTTTTATGGAAACTCATTCGGGATTATTAGTGCCTCGTGACCAATCTGACAAAGATAAAGCCAACAATCCATTAAATGAAAGTAAGTTAGATATAAAATCATTAGTTTTTTGTCATCATTATGACGATAACAATACTAATTTTAAAGTAAAACCTTGCTGGGATCCATCACCTACTTACTGTTGGTGGATGAACAAGTATCTACCATTGATGTCGATGCCATTACATAGAGATAATTACAATAATCCTAACAATACCGTGTATATTCGATATTGGGTTGCATTAGAAGATTATGTACGGGGTCATATTATGTTGTATGAAGACACTATAATTACAGGCTATAAAAAAGGCGACGTATTTAAGTACGAAAACCCAGATGCATACCATGCTGGTAGCAATCTTAGTTGGGTTAATAGATATTCTTTAATGGTCACTACTTGGGAACAATAATGTTTGGTAAAATTAATGAAATTCATAGGCAACTATAATAATTTAATAACTCTCGATTTAATGAATCGTTTAGAGACACGGAATGGTGATACAGTTCCGGTGTGGCAACCCGAACGATGGACAGGACGAAAAGAATGGGAAGATGCACGAGAAATTCTTCGTCCGGGCTATGCACACTTAAATCTTTCATTTCAACAATTTAATATTTCTTCAGAAGATATGAAGGACTTTATCTTTGATTTTAAAATTCCAAATGATGATCGTAAAATAAGTTGGTGGTTTATTAAATTATTGCCTGGTCAGATGCAACCTATGCACTTTGATCCTCATCTTATAGAAATCGTTAATCCTAAACGCTATACTGTATTTTTACAAGATTGGAAGCCCGGGCATATTTTTACATGGAATAACAAAATGATTTGCGATTATAAAGCAGGGGATTTATTCGAATGGGACGATCCGATGTGTTACCACGGATGTGTAAATATTGGGTATGAAAATCGATATACCTTACAAATCACTACGCACGGAACCTAGTATATGAAACATCCAATTAGCTTCTAATCCTGCATTAATACCACTATGCCAATCTCTACTATTATTCCATTTAATAACAAAATCCTGTTTTAAATTATAATAATAAACATCATCTAATATAAAAATATGTCCATTAACAAATGTCTTAGGTATAACTGTATACCTAAGAATAGAGCCGTGTTTTAAATATTCTTCTTCGTTATCATCTATATCCCAATGCCACGGTACTATATATCCTGGATCTATTCTACTAATCCAACTACGATGTACATTAATATCCAACATTTTTGCCACATCTGTGACAATAGATTCGTCATAATGTAATGTGGGATAATAGTTAATCCATTTAATAGACTTTAAATTAAAATTAGCATCTTTCCAAAGTTTAAGAATTTTTTCATATTCCGGATTATTAGTATTCCATTTACTAGGATCGATATTAATTTCTATTCCTTCTTTATTTTCTAAGTCATCTATTATTAAATTCCAATTAATCATATAACCTCTTATAAAATTCTGGAAATGGATTATCATTCCACACACTCGCTAAATGCTCACACATTGTTTTTTTTATAAAAATCCTAAAATCTATTTTATCACCAATCGTAGAACCATCAAATCTTCCCGTACTATCACTGCCGATCATTCCTTCTATTTTATTTCGTTGAATAAAACAATCATTTTTTTCAATACAAGCATAAAAATCTATAGTTCGTATAGTATCATCAACTATATAAAAACAATGAGGGTAAAGGCTCATTTTATAATAACCAGCATCGTCGATATCTTTTAATATTTGAAATAGTTGTTCTTTCCAAGAGGGTATTAATTTTTCTCCCGAATACTGTATTTTATTCATAGAATTCTCAGAAAATTCTATGAATATTTTATTATCTTCAACATCTAGCAATCTCGGTGCCCAATTATATTTTTGAAATATATTAATATATTTTAATTCTCTAACGAAAAAGAAATCAATAAGATCTTTTGTAAGATTTTTATTATTTTTTTGATAACTACTTTTTTCATCCCAGAGCATACACATTATATTTCCTTCGGGATTTATCAACGGTGTATACATTAAATTGCTTGTTGATTTTGGATTTTTATCTGTCATTTTATAATAAAAATTCCAATTACTAATATCAGTCATGTTCTATTATAAACCCTTCTACTATATATTTTTTTAATTCACCTAATGCCTTACGGTCTAAGTTAAAACTAATAATACCGTTTGAAAATGAGAAAGAATTAATAATATTAGATTTATTAGCTCTATTTAAAAATGGACTAAGACGTTCATCAAATAAAAATCTAGCATGATCCTCACTGTAATTATTACCATTGGTTATTTTTATTTGTACAGAATCATTAAATATTGACCTATTTAATAATTTTCTAACTACTAATTGTATACGATTAATTCTCCCAAAATTTACGGCACTATGTAATTCACCTGCATCTAATTCATACCAAGATAAGTCAGTTGTTAACTGAAACATTTCTTTTTTATTTAGATTTATTAAATACGCACAATCTCCTGCCAAATTTAAATGATATCGGTCATCAATGTCTGCATGAGATTGATAACATTGTTTAGGTTCTAAACAAATAATTCGAGCTTCACCAATTTCAAAGGGTAAAGAATTTAATAATTTATCCCAAACTGATCCAATATAATCATTTTTAATTTTCCAGGGATCATAGAAAAAATCTCCGGTAGGTTCATTAATTGCATATCTGAAATTTATTTTTGGTAAATTATTAGTTGCTTCATGAATTAATTTTAAATCTACTGTATAATTTATTTTTTTTAACATAAAAATATTTATACCACACAACAAAAGACGTAAATAAAATATGGATAGAGAAAAAATAGCAAAAGATTATGATAAAATATGGCTAGAAATCGATCGGCCACAACCTCTGTCTGATCAAAAAATCGAAAAACTAATTCATGATGTACTACATGGTAATGTAGATAAAGATATAAGTGATGCCATTTATATAAATTTTAAAAAAGAAATGACCAATTGGTTATTATCTAGTAAATTAAATACAATTAGAGGTTTAGAAAATTTTAATAGAGTTGACATCATTAACGGTTGTACGCAATTTATTGATACACTATATATGCAAAACTCAATTCAAATTATTGAAGGAGATTACAAATATCATCAAAGATTAAATCATGATATTTGTTTTAGCAATCCGGGATCTTTAATTCCTAATGTACCTTTAATTATAGCTGCTCCTTTTCCTAGTATAGGTAATATACACCCACACACAATAGATATATTTAATGAAGCATTTGAAAAAAATATATCAGTTCATATCGACGGTGCATGGCTAACATGCAGTCGTAATATTAATTTTAATGTAGATCATCCGGCAATTAAATCAGTTGCTATAAGTTTAAGTAAAGGATTAGGGTTAGGTTGGAATCGTATTGGATTACGATGGACTAAAAATTTGGTATCAGATGCTATTACATTACAGAATGATTTTAAAATGAATCTTCGAGCTCCGGTAATTATAGGATTGCATTTCTTACGAAATTTAAATCCCGATCATTTATGGAATACACATGATAAAAATTATGAAAAAATCTGCAACGACTTTGGATTAACGCCAACTAATAGTATTCATATTGCCTTACAAAATTTGAAACCAGTAGGTCTTGCACCTCTTATTAGATATTTAGATGAACACAACCAGTAAAACATTTTGTATGCATCCATTTACTGGATTAGCAACTAGAGAAGACGGTGCTATTCTAGCATGTTGCCGTAGCCAACCGATCGGGTGGATACAAAATAATTCTCTAGAAGAGATTTGGAATAATGATGCTATTAAAAATATACGACATCAAGTATTAAATAACCAAAGACCTAAAGAATGTAATGCATGTTTTAGTTTAGAAGACCACGGTGTGGAAAGTTTAAGACAACGGCATATAACCAATAATATACCAGAATCTAGAATAAATTTATATCCAGATGCATTAGATGATCTAAACTCAAACTACGAGATGCCTTTTAAAATTCCTACTATGGAAATTAAATTAAATAATCTTTGTAATCTTAAATGTCGTATGTGTCATCCAATGGATAGTACTAGTTGGAATGATTGGGAGGAAGTTGAAGAATTTTATGCCAAAGAAGGCAACTTTATGGTCAAGGCCATAAGAGATCTTAACCTTATTCGTAAACCTTACCTAGACAAATTTGATAATACCCTTAACTGGTGGACTAGTTTTGAAAAGTTGTTGCCCTATTTTCGCCGTGTAGAATTTGCAGGCGGAGAACCGTTGATGGATCCCCAACACTACCATATATTAGATATGTTAAAACCTTACGGTAATAATATAGAATTAAAATATGCTACAAATGGTACAACTTTAGGAATATCTAAAGGAAGAAATATCCACAATTACTGGAAAGATTTTAAAAGTATTGCTATTAATATTAGTATCGACGGAATTGATGATGTTTACAATTATATTCGCGGTAATGGTAATTGGGATCAAATTGTTAACAATATTCAAGAATTTAAAAAAATTCCTAATATAAACAGAATAGTTGGAGCTGTTGCTGTACAAATAAGCAATATATTAATTTTAGATGAAATGATAGAATATTTTTTAAATGATTTAGGTATTGTGTTTTATACAAATTTAGTTAAATATCCAAATGTATTATCGATACAAGTTCTACCTTACGATTTAAAAAAATTAGTTATAAAAAAATTAAAAATTGTAAAAACTCGAGTACACAAATTTAAATATGTAAAAGAAAATCCAATATTACACAAGATAACTATTAAACAAATTAATGGAATTATTAATTTTATCATTGCTGAAGATTTAAACTATCTGTGGAAAGATTGTGTCGAGTTTAATCGTAGATTAGATAAAACCCGTAATCAAAATTTTTTAAATATAACACCAGAATTTAAAAATTATGTATAAAGTATCAAGTAGATGGCCTCATCAATCGTCAATTAAAATAGAATGGAACATTGGAAAACGATGTAATTATGATTGTAGTTATTGTCCTCCAATAATTCACGATAACACAAGTCGTCACACTAACATTGAAATTCTTAAATTAACTATTGATAAATTAATTAAATTAAACAAACCATTACGATTAAGTTTTACAGGTGGTGAACCCTGTATACATCCTAAATTTAATGAGTTAATAACATACGCAAAAAAAGAACAAATACAGTGGATAAGTGTAACAACTAATGGTACTCGTACTGCTAAATTTTATTCCGATATTCTAGTTAATCAATACATATTTAGTTTACACCTAGAATACGACTGGCAGCGTGTATTTAACACGTTATTACATATACATAAGACAACAGATATTAAAATTATCGCGCAAATTATGTGCCACCATAATCATTTTGATTCTGCTAAAATCTTATTTGATAAATGTTTAGATGAAGATATCCCATTTACACTACGACGTATACGGTGGACCGACGGTGACCACGATGTCTTTGATGATACAAAGTATAATCAAATTTATTTAGATTGGATTAAAGAACACGAGGCAACTATAATAGGAAACTGTATAATAGATGACATCCGAGTTATTCATGCAAATGATATTATTAAATTACACTTAAATAAATATAAGAATTGGTTATGTAATGCAGGAATTGAAAGTTTAATGATAAATTGGGACGGTGATGTACACAGAGCGACTTGTAGAGTCGGTGGTAGTCTAGGCAACATATATGAAGGCAACTTCGTTGCACCTAGCGAACCCGTAACTTGTGACCGTAATTTCTGTACCTGCGCGGCAGACATTCCACTTACAAAATATGCACCTGCAAACACTTAATCCTTCTAATTATAAAAGACTATTTGCGTTCGGATGTAGTTTTACAAGATACTACTGGCCAACATGGGCCGATATACTTGCAGAAGATATTCCTTATTACGAAAACTGGGGGTGGGGCGGTGCTGGTAATCTTTATATTTTTAATGCTATTATGGAGGCACATAATAGGCATAAGTTTACTAAAGATGATTTAATTGTAGTAATGTGGAGCAATAAGAATCGCGAAGACAGATATGTTAATAATCAATGGCTAGTAACGCCAGGATCAAATTTAGAAAAAACATACGGCGCAGATTGGGTCAAAAAATTCTACGATGAACGAGGTTGTATGATTCGAGATTTGGCAATATTGCAATCAACACAACTTTTTTTAGATACGTTAGACTGTGATTGGATTAACATGTCTATCAACACGTTTGCTAACGAAGATCTTAATAAAATAAAAGCTACTGCTCCGCAGTATATTTCAGGTAAAGCAGATTGGAATCAAGAAGTGATAGTGCCATTACATCAAGGTGTTATTTCAGACTTGTTTATAAATCGCGATGTTATTGACTGCTATAAAAATGTATTTTTAAAATTACATCCTTCAGTATTCAAGACACTACAAGACACTAAGGAATATAAAGCCCACCCAAGACCCAACAACGGTGATGGTCACCCTACACCTTTTGAAATTTTAACATATTTAGATTTGATTTTTCCTGGCAACACTATCAGCAACAAGGCACGACTATACACCTTAACACATGAACAGCAAGTTTGGAAAGGAAAGATTGATCAGGATACGTTTGAATCTAAATCTGTAAAAGTTGTTAGGCTATAACAAATTTACTAATTCAGGAAATACTGTTTTAGCATTCATGCTTCGAATTGAATCTAAGTTAACAACGTATTCTTTAAAGTCGGGCAGTAAATGAGTATGATCTTCTGCTTCAATGAATTTTAATATTGCTGCCCATCGAGGCCATCCATATGGATTATTAATCCAAAATTCATCATCTTGTCGATAATTTTCCCATAACCATTTTTTAAATTCCATAAATTTATCACGTATACGTTGCTTATGATCTTTAGTTAATATTCGAGCACTAAGGAATGTTGGTATAAACAACAGATGCATACTAAAAATGCCGCCACCGGCTTGATATTCTGAAAGATAATGTTTATTAACTTTTTTAAAATTTTGATTAATAATAAATTTAGCAAAATCAGGCAAGTGCTCAATGTTTAATGCTTGTACTGCAACTTCGATGCTTGTAGAAATGTTTTCCGGAGTATTATCAAGTTGGGTTAATACTCGCATAACATCATTCCATTTTGTTGGATATCTTATATAATAGTTTCTATCTGACTCTGCGTCAATGCTTATATTAAATTTAACATGTTTAAACTGTGACCATATATCTATCATATTATCCGATAATAAAATTCCATTAGAATTATATCGCAAACTGATTTCTTTACTGTACCCACGTTTAATAATTTCTTCTAAGAACCATTGATGCTCTTTTATCATTAATGGCTCGCCGCCTGCAAAATAAAGTTTTTTAATATTTGGAATTTGATCAAATATATCATTCCAAAATCCAGATTTTTCATACCAATAGTTATTAAAACTTTTACTATCCCATTTGATTTGATTTAATACATTAGGACTCTTAACACTATTCATTACTTTTTCATAATCTTGTACCCATCTCGAACTATCGTGCGGAGAACACATTACACATTTTAAATTACAAGTATGTCCCAATCTTAAATCTAAATATCGTATAACTGGTGGTACAGTGCCATCTGATTCTGTTTCATTGATAACCTTTTTAAAATCAAAATCGTCATTATTCCAATCATACATCTCCCATAGCCGTTTACTTACTACTCCGTTGCTTTCTTCTTCAAAACATTTTGTACAACTAGCAGGAACTTTTCCTTCTATCATTGTTTGACGCACTGATTTCATATAATCATTATTAAATGCTTCTAATGGTGTATCAACGCCAAAGTTGGCAGGTTTTCCATTTTCTTTTTTAATAAGTCCAATACTATGATCACCAGTACTAGCACCACTAGCATTAGCTACGCAACATAATCGACAATCCCCATTAGGTCTTGTAGCCATATGTATCCAAGGTAAAACACAGAACGTAGGAGAACCAGTAAGTTCTTCTATTTGTTTTACATAATTTTTAATTTTATCGTTCATTTTATTACCTGATCATTAATACTTATAAATGGACTATCGAGACTACACATTATTATACAAGCACTACTTGATCGTTCTTTCCATTTTTTTTGCCAAGTTTGTTGCCATTCTTCAGTTTCTATAATAGATTTTAAACTTTGTTCTAATACATTAAATTTAGTAAAACCTAATACTTGTTCCTGAACTTTCTTACCTTCTTCAATTATACTATTATCTTCACCAAGTAAATTTATATCATAATTTGTATATAAAAAAGATCCAATTATACAACAAGGACTCAATAAGTAATTTGCATCAATATATAGCTCTTTATCGCAAAAACTTTCACATTTAATTTTATCTGCATTTGGCCAATTTTGATGCATTTGTAAATTTTTTTTATCTATAGGTATAATTAGGCTGTCTTTCGGTTGCTCAATATGATAGATAACATCGCCTTTCCTATTAACAACCGGAAAAGGTTTACTAAATCTCTTACTATTTTTTAATACAAATGATTTAAACCCTAACTCTTTAGATAATTTTTCAGCTTGTAAAATTTGATAATCGTTGTGTTGAAATCTAATAAAACTCCACTCAGCGTTTCCTCCAGAATCAATAAATGATGTTGCATTTAATATAATTTTATTATAATCTGTACCTATTCTATGATAGCTATGTGTATCACGTAGTCCATCGATCCCAAAAACAACTTTATGATTTAATGGCATTTCTAATGCCAATCTACTCCACCATTCTTTTGATCTTGTGCTTCCATTTGTAAAAATTAAAACTTCTAAATTAGGATTTATTTCTTTTATATATTTTATCATAGAAATTAAATCATTATTCATAGTTGGTTCGCCGAAATCTCCACAAAAATTTAAATGATTAATTTGATTTAAAACTTCAACATTAATTATTTTAACAAAATCATCAAAAGACCAATTGTTAATTGTTAACAATGGGTTCTTAATTCCGCCATGAATATTGCGAGGACACATCGGACAACTAGCTTGACAATTATTTGTAATCTCTATTTGGATAGATTTTAATTGATTAAATTTAAACATTTGAGTTATGCTATTATTGAATTTCGTATCTCTATAAAATCATCTATATTTTTTGCTTTAGGAGCACACATACCACATCCGCATCGATTATTTGGGCAAATTATATTAGGAATTATTTCTTGATTAATCTTATTAGAAATTTCATTTAAAATTAAATCACTGTTAGATAAATTCCCAATTGGTCCTTTCTTTTTTTCAAGCAATGCCTTACATGTTTGATGATGATAAACATCCTTAGTTTCTTGATCAATATATAGAAAAAACCAATCTATTAAACAATACCAATCTTTAAAAGAGGTATCGATTAAATTAATTGTTTTCCATTCTCCGTCTATCTTTCCCGATAAACATATTCCACCACAACATGAACGCCCCATTTGATTGCCTTCTAAACTATTATTAGATTTTTTATTAAATCCTTGTTGTTCCCAAAACCACTCTTGTTGTTCGGCTGTATATGTATGACTTGTTCTTCGATAAGAACCACCATCATCAATAAACCAACCTGTTCTAGTTATAGCACCATCACCGATTGGTCTTAATTTACATATGATTTTATTTTCATTTAACATCTCATATATGGATATACATTCATCCCAGTGATCCACATGCAGCATTATATTAACATGTAAATATTTTCCGCCTTGTTTTAATGCTAATATATTTTTTATAACTTGATCTTTTAATTTTTTATTAGCTTCGGCATGATAACTAACACTGACTCCTCCAAAATTATCAATAATATTTTTTGTAAATCTCTCACTCCAGGCTCCGTTTGTATTTAAACTTAAACTTATATTGTTAGAAGTGTTATTAATGTGCTCTATTAAATTCCAAAAATTAGGATTAACTGTTGGCTCCCCACCGGTAAAATTAATATTTGTATTAATTGGTTCTTTTCGTTTAGAATTATATAAATCTGTATATTTCCAAATAAAATCAAATGTTTGTATTAATTCTTCTAAACTCCTATGATGACTATAATTATTGTGGCGAGTTGATTCACAATATGTACAATCATAATTACATCGTCGCCCTGTGTCCCAAACTACACTAAACGTATTTTTATTTACATGTTTGATTGCTGTAGTCTTTATCATAATATTTTCTTATCTATAAATTGATCCATTGGTTTACTTAGTTTATTAACACCGCATGTTCTTGCACAAGTTATCATTTTTGTATCATTCCAATATTTTTCCCAAATTGTTTGATATATATCACTGTCAATTATAGATTGTAATGTATTCTGTGTCGCATCTAAAAAATTAATACCACCGAAATCTTTAATTAAGTTATTATATTGTAATATCATTTCTTGTCTAATACTAGCAATTTTATCCGAAGACTTAGAATAATTATAAGGTATACTTGCAATCCAACAACACGGAAATACTCGCCCAAATGCATCGATATAAACTTCACGCAACTTCTGTGCATAACAAATTATATCACTTTCGTCTACTATATTTTTATAATTTTCAATTATATCTTGATTTATAAAAACAATATTACTGTTATCTGATGGTTCTAAGTAATGAGTAATATTATTATTTTTATCATATACAGGAAATTTAAAATCAATCAAAAATCTACTACTATCTTTAAGTGTAAAAACTTTAAATCCTAAATCCATTGCTATTTCTTTAGCAGATTCTACTTCATGTTCATTATGTTTAAATCTTATAAAAGTCCAATCGGCATTTCCGCCGGCTTCGATAAAAGCAGTGGCATTTCTTTGAATTTGAAAATAATCGGTACCTTGTCTATATAAACTATGTGTATTTTCAAGTCCATCTATAGCAAATACTACCATATGATTTTCAGGTAAGGAGTTAGCTAATTCTTTCCACCAAGACTCATTTCGAGCACTACCATTTGTATGTATTCTAACATTTATCAACGATGCGTTTTCTTTTACGTACCTACACATTTTAATTAAATCAGAATTTATGATAGGATCACCAAAATTTCCACAAAATACTATAGTTTTAATCTGGTTTAATACTTCATGATTTATTATAATTTTAAATTTTTCAAATGACCAAGTGTTGAGTTTTAATAAAGGATTATCTAATCCCCCATGATAATTTCTACTACACATTGGGCAACTTGCTTGACAATTATTTGTGATTTCTAAATGTACTTGCGATAATTCGGTAAATTTAAACATTACGAAATCCTATAATCATATATCTTGTATATAATTGTGTAGGCATTTCGCCCTCCCAAATAATTTTTAAATGGCTTTCTTTTTTAAATTCATCTAATGATGCATGACACCGTATATGTTCTGGAATATTATAATTATTACTTTGCAATATAATTAAACTATTAGTTGACAAATTATTTAACCATAAATTATATTGATTTTGAGTAATGTGCTCACAACTAGTATTAATAATTATATCAGCCGAAGAGCCTATATCACACATATCAGCAGTTATGGCTTCAAACCTTCCATTCATTTCTTCAATTTTATTAACAGTATTTGCGGTTTCTTTACAATTTGGATCTATATCAATTGATTTTATATTATTGGTATCAATCGATGATTGAAATAATAAACTAGCCAATACACCATTCCAGCCTCCATATATTGTAATATCAACTTTTTTAGAAATAAATGGTTTAAGATTATCAATCAACCATAATTTGCTCCTTATTTGTCCTTTCCAAAAACTTTCTAGAGTTCTTATAGGATCTCGACTGTTGCGAATAGCATCCATCCAAAACAACACATGTTCTATATCAATCACAATTCTAATTTCCTTGCTATAAGTTCTGCTATGTTTTTATTGGTATTTTTACCCTGATGCATAAGATCCCTGCCAGTGTCAATAATTTTAATAAGGTCACATTCTATATATGCTGCTGTTTCAAGAAAAAAACTCGCTTCATAATATTTGGTTTTATTATCCCATATCTGTCTTGCTAATATTGCTGTAAATACTAGATGTGTTTTTGGATTGCTGTAATCTGCTGTCCAAGAATCAAATAAATTACCTTTCGTCATATTCCACGAACCTAAATTTTTAATATTATCACTTTCATAAAAAGTACATCGACTCGAGTCAGTCCATAAATGTACTATGCCTTTAGGAGTAGGATAACCATTACGTAATATTATAGAATTATGGAGAGAAAAAATAGTCGAAGATCCACCGGCACCTAAATTAATAACAGGTCTACCTATTATCTTTTCTAATTGATTACTGATCGTATGCTCATCATCTATTCCTATCCCAAATACATAAGAACAACCAAAAATTACTACCGATTCTGCCCAATCGATATCTTCAAATTCTTTACATCGATAATGATGTTTATTAACTGTGTAAGTTACTTTATTATGTCTATAATACCAATCATTAGGTAATTTCTTTAGATTTTTTTTAAAAAGAGATTCCGAGTCTGATCCCGTAAAATTATTTACTAGAGTATCTTTTGGTAAAAAGATATTTTGTTTTATTTTTTTAATAATATTTTGTCTATCTCTTCGAAGTAAATCGATCATAAAATTATTTCCTTCATCATGTTAATACTCTAATATCTATTTTCATAATTGTAATTTTTTAGCTATATTAACAGCTAGTTTATAATTTGCTTGTATTCCTGGATGTTTTAAATCTCTGGCACGATCTACTTTACGTATCCAATCACACTTGAGAAGTTTAGCCACATCTTTCCAATAACTGGCTTCATAATACTTTGTATCTTGCCATAATAATTTACTTGTCATACTAGCTAATACAGCATGACATTTGCCGTGTACTAGGTCTGTAGTCCATTTATCAGCATAACTGTTAGGAGTCATATTCCAAGGACCCCCATGGTGAAGATTATTTTTATAATAATATGTAGAACGATCAGGCGATGTCCATAAATGAACGATTCCTTTAGGAATTGGATATCCATTTCTAAGTATTATTGAATTATGTAAAGAATACATCATAGATGTACCTCCCATCCCTAAATTAATTACAGGAATTCCAACGATTTTATTTAATTGAGAAGCTAGAGTATCAGCATCGTCTACCCCGTCACCAAATACGTGCGAACATCCAAAAATTACTACAGATTCTGCCCAATCAATTTCATTAAAGTTATAAGTTCTATATCCGTGGTTATTTAATTTATAGTTAACAAGATTTGTTCGATAATGCCATTTCTTTGGTTGTGTTAATAAATTTTGTTCAAATAATTCTTTAGTATCAGTTCCTGAAAATTCTAAGGTGGTATTTCCAGCTGATGGTAAAAACGTATTAGTTTTTACTAATTCAAGGATCGTGTTATTTTGTTTTTTAAATAGGTCCAATATTGACATTTTTAACTGCTCCGACAGAAATTATTTTTTATTAAAAATTTTTCGTTTAGGCATATTTGCTTCAAAATCACACCAACACCTAGATGTATGACATATTGTTTTAGTGATAATAGGTTGAAATTTTTCTATAAAATTTAAATCATATAAATTATATTTTATCGATTGATTATATAACATATTTCCGCATATACCTTCTATACTGCCGTCGGCTTTTATATCTAACCAATCTTTTCCTACATTACATTCCCAATCTTCAAAATTGTTTAATCGATTCAAAGTTAAAAATTTTTCATCAATCTTATGCGTTTTATATTGATTATCTACAACTTTGGTCTTTGACATCGGAATCTTATTATTCCAAAGAAAGAAAAAAGGATTAGTACTTCTCGATCGTGATTTTTTTAAAAGTTCAGTTTGTTCAGATGTATATTTGATATTATCATGAAATATTTCTGCATATCGTATAGACCATTTATAGCTACTTTGTAAATAATAATTATTTGCTTCTAAACAACGGTCCCAGGCAGCAGTATCCATCATTATATTAACATCAACCATTTTTCCTTTTGAATACAAATAATCAGCTACTTCTCTAATATGTTCTTTTCTAGAGAATTGGGAATGGTGGCTAATAGAAACACGATCAAAATAAGGAGTTGCCTCTATCCACCAATCCATCTTTTTAGATGCATTTGTATTCATAGTAAACAAACAATCATAATTTTTTTTAAAATGTTTAATAAAATCAATAAGTTTCTTCCAATGGGTTACTTCTCCTCCAACTAACCCTATCTGAAATTTTTTCTTATTTGTATGGGTTTTATAATAATCTAATAAATGAGAAAGATTGGCTATTAATATATCATAATCTGGCCATTTTTTATCGCCCTCATTACATCCAGGCCAGCAATACCAACATTGATAATTACAAATATTGCCCAAGTGGAGCTCTACTCGAAAAAAATTATCTGGCCAATTTTGTTTAACTTCAACTATTTCCACTTTGGTACCTTTGAATCTGCTGAACTTATACACGTATTAGTTATACATTTTTCTACTTTATTAAAAATTTCAAAACCTTCTGTTAAAGTACCTAAGATTTTATCTGAGCAACTATAACTTCTTTTAACCTCATTACTACGAATTATAATACTTTGATATCCACTACTACATGACCATCCGTTAAATTTATTAAATCCAAAAGCATTAAATCTTTCTGCCTGATCAAAATCATACTTATTACCTTTACTATCATATAATAGGATTTGATTAAAAGGTTGCGTAAATCTTGTCTGCATAATATCTAGCATTTCGTCTGTATAACTGCTAACTATAGCCGATGCTGTTTCATTACTTTGAGGTTTTAGTGTAACCGGAATTCCTCTATCATAAAATCTTTGGCACCTAGCTAGATATTCAAAAAATTTTTCAGGAACCATAACTTGATTTATTGTAATAAAAATACCATTCTCTAGAAGATATAATAATTTTTCTGTAAATTGTTCTTCATCTGCAAACTCGGCATGAAAACTAGCAGTAATACTTGCTCGATTAAAAAGTTTCAACGATGGCATAATCTTTTGCCACCAACGCATACTTGGACTACAATTACTAGTCATATGAAAACTTTGATATGACAACATTTCGTTTGCATAATATTTTATTAAATCATTAAATCTTTTATAAGCAGTAGGTTCTCCACCACTAAAACTAAAATGAAAATTAGTAAATCCGTTTTCTCTTGCTTGTTTTTTTATTTCGTCGATAGTATTTGTATAAATTTTAAATTCTTGATAATCTAGGATATTACTCCTAGCATAAGGCCAGCAATAGCTACAATTATAATTACAAAAACGTCCTAGTATCCAGCTAACAGAAAATAGATCAGAATCTAACATAGTCTTTTGACCGAAACTAACAATATCATCCCATGGTATATTCTGAAAATCAGTATTTTTTAAATTCATCTTCTAACCATTGCCAATCATTTATTTTAGATAACATTACTTTATTATCTACATATTTAAATCCAAATTCTCTACCTGCTATAGCACCTTTTATTGCATATTCCCCATATAATTGATCAATACCCTTGCTACACCACACGCTTAATCTATTAACTGTTTCTTGATCATCCTGCCCGTCAATAATCCTACTAGATAATTTTACACATTCTCTGAAAGCACTTTTCCATGTATTAAACGGATCCGTATTAAAGACAGTTATATTACTAATATGTGTTATTGGTTTAAACCTGGTGCTTATTGACGTTGTCATATCTACCGAATTTACATCCATATTTTCTGTTAAATATTTCGGCAATAGCTTAACTCCTCCATATCCGTATGAAAGATCATTGATAGGGTTTTTACTTTCCCACACATGTACAATATCTCTTTCATATCGAGTGACTATATAACTAAAATCAAAATTATTCACTATCTGAGCATCACCATCGACTACCCAAAACATTTCAGTTTCTGCTATTTTAGCAGCAGCGATGTGTGCTTGATGTATGCCTTTAACATTATGAATTCTTTTAACTCTTGGAAATTGATCTTTTAATCTATTGTAATTTTCTTCAGCATTGGGTTCATTATAACTAATAAAAACAATGTCATACAATGAGTTTTTAGATGCAGGAATGCTGTGCTCTTTTCTTTCTAATAAAATTCTATATTCAATTTCTCGTTTCGATATAATTTTCTTTTTTGATAATAGTTTTATCCCTTCGTAATTTTCTTCATTCATAAAAATATTTTTAAATGCATGGTTAATCGATCTATCATATATATTACTGTGTTCAAAATAATAATTAGAAAAACTAAATGTTTCGAGGACATCGATTTCTTTTGGAATAACCCAGAACATCTCTGTTTTTGTATTTTGTAATGCTTCTAGATATTCTTCATAAGAATCAATAGTAAAAATATCATAAACTACTGGTACTGTTGCGACGATATCCCATTCTTTCCTCGATATAGGAAATCTAT